ACCTTGTTTTTACTAACTAATTAGCAGCGGGATGTGAATATGTTCCGCTGCTATTTTGCTCAGCCTATAACACCGACTCACTCCCGCAGAGGCTCTGAGCGATCGCTGGGGAAGCCGATATCAGGCTGTAAATCACGTTTTAGACGTTATCAGCCTTTTCAGGAAAATTAAGTGTCGTACAACATCAAAGCCATAAATGCTTTAGCTGAATTAGAAAGATATGGTTGGACGTATCAACCGTCTGGATCAGATGAAGTTAGATGTCTTTGTCCAGTGCACGACGATGAACATCCCAGTCTTTTCCTTAACATAGAAAAAAATGTTTGGATCTGTCATGCTTCGCAATGTAGAGCTCATGGCGATATAATCGCACTTCTTGCTCACATCGGTAAAGTTCAACGAAAAACAATCATCGCAGATTTATTGACAAGATACCCGGATCTACAAGACATTAAAATTGTAGATCAAAAACGAATAGAAAAATTTCATCAGGCGATTTGGAAATCTGGTTCTTTCTTACAAGAATTATATAAGAGAGGAGTGACGGATGACGATATAAGAGAACAGAGAATTGGTTTCAATGGCGAGCGAATAATTATTCCTGTTTATAATTTGCAGAAGCAAGTGATCAATCTTCGTAAATATATGCCAGGAGCTCCCGGTCATGAGAAGATGAGAAATCTTAAAGGATACAGCACTTTAGCTTTATATATGCCAGAACAGTTAAAGTATGAAACAATATGGATTTGCGGTGGAGAATTGAAAGCTCTCGTAGCTAAGAGATTATTAAATCCTGAGAATATTGGAGCGACATCGGTAACTGGAGCAGAGGGTGCTTGGCATAAAACTTTTATCCCGTTCTTCAAAGACAAATTTGTTTTTATCTGTATGGATATTGATGTTGGTGGTGTAACAGCAGCGAAAACTGTTGCTCAACAAATTCTTCGAGTTGCGAAGGCTGTCTTTATAGTGCATTTACCGTTAGACGAACGAAAATATCCGAAAGGCGATATCAATGATTGGGTGGGAAGTGAGAAAGCTACTACTCAAGATTTCTTAGCTTTAATGAAAAATGCTAAGAAATATATGCCTCAAGAAATCTTAGATGAGGTAGATAATTCTGAACCTAAAAGATGTAGGTTGATAGAAGCAGGGAAAGCAAATAACATAGGGATTAAAATTCAATGCGATGCAGTTATTTCAACTATAAGTGAAGATACTCTTATAATAACGAAAGAAGTAGATATAGCTTGTACGCGAGATACTAAATTCTGTGCGTTGTGTCTTGTAAATTCTAAAGAACCAGATGAAGAAACTGGTTTAACCCGAATCAAAATACAAGCTACAAATCCGGCGATATTAGAAATGCTGAATTCATCGCCCTCGAAATTGAAATCTGCTGTGCTATCATCTCTGAATGTTCCAGACTGTAAGTCTGCAAAAGTTAAACCATTTTCGTATTATAACATCGTGGATACAAGGCTGACTAATCCTTTAGAAATACACAGTGAGGAAAGTGAGCATATTGTTCAACCTGCATATATAATCACCGATAAGATTTTAGATCTAAATATTCCTTACACAATTATTGGTAAGGCATATCCTCATCCCATAAATTGGGCCGGTGTTCTTCTTATTGACGCGGTAGAAGAAAAAGAAGATAGTTTATCATCTTATGTTTTCAACGATGAAGATTATGAACAATTGAAAATTTTCCGGCCTGAAGAATGGTCTTATGAAGGTTTGGAAGAAAAGCTGAATTGCATTTATAAAGATTTCGCTTATAATGTAACTCGCATTTTTCAACGTCAAGACTTACATCTTGCAATGGACTTGGCTTATCATTCAGTTTTACATTTTAACTTTGAAGGTCAAGTTCAGAATGGATTGATAGATTGTCTTGTGTCTGGAGATAGTTCTCAAGGTAAAAGTGAAGTCGCTATTCGTCTCATACAACATTATAAATTAGGAATGAGACACGATTGTGGAGGTGCTACGATATCTGGTCTTCTTGGAGGAGTAGAACAGATGGGAAACAAGTGGTTCGTTAAGTGGGGTATAATTCCAATTTATGATATGCAATTGGTTATCTTAGAAGAAATAAAAGGAGCCAGTGTTGAAGTTTTAGGCAAGCTGCGTGATATGAGAACCTCTAAAATCGCTGAGATAATGAAAATAGCACGGCGAAAAACTCATGCAAGAACTCGTATAATAATGATCTCTAATCCACGTAGTGATAGAGCTGTATCTTCTTATAGTTATGGAATAACTATTGTAAAAGAACTAATGGGTAATCTGGAAGATGTTCGCCGCTTTGATTTCGCTTTAATATTAGCTCAACAGGAAATAGATAGAAAAGTTATAAATGATTTTCAGCGAAATCAAAATATGGTAGAACCATATTATTCTTCAAAAATTTGTAAGAAAAATGTTTTATATGCGTGGACTCGAAAAGTGGATCAAATAAAGTTTGAAGACAAATTCCGTAATTTGTGTTTAGACTATGCAAATAAATTGTGCTCCAAATTTTCTGAGTCATTGCCTCTTTGTGACAAAGGGACTATGAGACATAAATTAGCCAGGATAGCTATCGCTTTAGCTTGTAGAACTTTTAGCACTACCGATGATTACAGAATAGTATTAGTGAGAGAGTGTCATATTAAATACGCCTATAGATTTCTAAATAGAATTTATAGTGCTCCTTACTGCGGCTACGATGGCTATTCTAAAGCAGAACGACAACATTCGCAATTACAAAATACGGATAAGATAAAATCAGCATTAAAAGAGACAAAACATCCACGAACTTTACTCGAACAGATATTATACGCAGAGAGAATAAGTCTTGTAGATCTTCAATCGTGGTGTGAAATAGATCGAGATAACGCTCAAAGATTGTTATCTTTATTAGATCGCAATGGAGCTCTACATAGAGATTCAGGTGGATTTGAATATGTAAAATCAGCAGGCTTTATAAGTGCGTTGAAAGAAATGCTGATAGACAAAACTTTTACAGATAACGTTGCTGAAAGTTCGGAGTTCTAAGATGAGAAATCTACAAGATTTAGTGCGTGAATTTAACGAAGCAAATGGATTCCCAGTCAATAGTTTGTTGCTGGATAAAAATGGACCGGCAAAAGGTCCTCTTTGGGTTTTATGGTATGTAAAGATTATAGGTTGCATACTTTTGATTCTTGGTAGAATCAGTGTCTGGCTCGACAAGCTGACAACAAAATTAGGACATAGAGATCCGAGGATCTTCAGGTGTCATATTATGGTAGATGAATTGGGAGAAACTTTGGTTGCTATCTCTAATAATGATGAGATAGAAGTTGCAGATGGATTAGCTGATTTAGCTTATGTTCTATTCGGGACAGCCGTCTTACACAATATACCTTTAGAAACAATCTTCAGGGAGGTTCATCGTTCGAATTTAACGAAAGGATTTATTCCTGGCCAAGACGGTAGAATTAAAGGTCTTTATAGAACAAAGAAATATTCGCCACCGAATATCAAAGCTGCTATCTATGTTGGCAGAAAAATGAATGATGGAGGTACTACTGATGTCGTTGATAATTGAAGGTTCTGATAATTTAGGTAAAACTACTTTCGCCAAGAAACTTATAAGGTATGTTTGGGATCATGATAGATATCCTTGTATGTATTCTTGGATGACAAGGCCAAATGAAGAGACATTCGACTTCTTCGAAAGTTATAAGATGATGATCAATCCTTATACAGTACAGGATAGATTTCATCTTGGGGCTTTAGCTTATCACGAAGATAGAATCTCAAATAGCAATTTGATTAAGATCGAAGAATGGATTCGAGATATAGGCGGGTTTGTAGTTTTATTCTATGCTAAGGATGAGGACTGGTATAAAGATCAAATTGCTAAAGATAGAAGAGGCAACTTGCTTGCGAACGAAATTCTATGCAAAGGTAATTCTATTTTCACAGCTATTACTACTGGTTTTCATCCACTACGTCCAGATTTCAAATATGCTTTTGATATTAGTGGAGGGAATTATGTTAGTGATGAAAATGTCGCACGTATTGCAGAAACTTGGATGAGATACAGACAAAGAGCAATGGAACAACTTGTTAGGATCCAGAATGAATTGGTTTGAACTTTTAGGTATAATTAGTTTGATTTTTGCAATAGCAGGGTCTCTATTAAATAATCGTAAAATGATTGTTTGTTTCCCTATTTGGATGATTGCAAATTTAATATGTTTTGGAATGCATCTTCAAATTATTATAACTTTAGGTCAAGGTTGGTCGCTCGCTGCGAAAGATGTGGCTTTCATGTATATTTGTATCGACGGTTATTTTCGGTGGAGAAAAAAGTAGAATGGAATCGCATTTACAATTACAACTTTTAGAAGCTTTTGTAGGAGCTACAAAAGGAGACAAGACAATGGAAGATCTAATTAAGAGAGTAATTCTGCAGTCTTTTAGAGACATCAAGAAAGCGGCGAGGAAAAATCAGAAGTGTCAGAGAAAAGGATGCGGCTGTGTTATTTTAGAAATCAACCTTCGAGAAAGTTTGATTCAACATTTCGCAGCCGTAAATGGACCCTCTGGTCCTAAGAATAAATGTTCTAATATCAAAGGAGCCTGCGGCTGTTCACATGCTGAACCGAGAGCTATTATGAAGTATCTAAAGCAACGAAAGCCCAGAATTAAGAGGGATTATATTAAGACTATTCTACTCACAACTTTTTCTTCGTGTGTGAATTGTGCTAATATCATCGTTGATTCTGGCGTCATAGATGTAGTTATATATGAGTTCCTTGCTACTCACTGGGCGACTCCGCCTCACGATGCAAAAAGTATGCTTGATCGTAGTCTTTTGCATTGGTCGAAGAAAGAGATTATAAAAGACAAGGATAATAGGTTGATTAAAAAATGGCTTTTCGAGAATTAAGATGATTGACATACGTGGAAATTTTCATATTATTGAAGAGCTCTCGGAGCTTCCTAATCTGCAGAATCGCAAAGAAATTTTTTGCGATGTAGAAACAAAACGAGTCTTCGATAATGATAAAGTCGGCGGTCTTTACCCATGGAAAGGAGATAAGATCTGTGGTTTTAGTGTAACTGCAGATAACATCAAAGATATTTGGTATCTCCCCGTTAGACATACGAGTCCGAATGCAAAGAATCTCCCTTTAGAACCTGCAATGAATTGGATTCGAGATATCCTACAAAGTTGTGGCGATTGGATCAATCACTTTGTAAAATTCGACGCTCTAATGTTCAGTGTTGGAGATAGCGTAGAATTTGATTGTCGCCTCATAGACACTTGTGTTTTCGCGAAAGTTTATTACAGTGATAGATTCGGCTATAGTCTAAAACCGCTCTGCCGAGACTGGCTGAATTACGATACAGGAAGTTTAGACAGAGTTACGACTTATTTAGATAGCCTGAGACCTAAATCTAAATCTTATGCAGATGTACCTATTGATCTTCTTGGTGAATATTGTTGTGATGATGTACAAATGAACCGAGAATTATATCGTTATTTACAGGAGAAGATGCCAGAACAAGTGAAAGGTGTTATAGAGACAGAAATAAAGTTGACTCCGGTTCTATTCGATATAGAGAAAAGAGGTTTGTGCGTTGATACAACCGAATGTAAAATAGCTTCTGCAAAATCTTTGAGAACAATGATAAGTTCTTCTTCAGAACTTGTCGAGTTAACTGGGCGAGAATTTGTCAATTCTAATGCTTGTATCTATGATATCTTAGTAACACAGTTCGGTCTTCCTATTTTAGCGACGATAAAGAAAAAGGACAAAGAATCCCACCAGACTTTTGACACTGGCCGTCCTACTTTCGATAAAGACTCTTTATTATTGTATCAAATTTGTCCTGAAGTTCTCAATGATCCAAAGTTGACTCGAATAGTAGAACTCATCCAAACATATCGTAGAGAATCACAGTTCAAAAGTCTATATCTCGATACGTTTTTAGAACTCAATGCAGATGGAATTATTCATCCTAACTACAATCAAGTTGTACGAACAGGAAGATTGTCTTGCAGTAAGCCGAGTTCACAGCAACAAAATAGTCGTTCGAAAGCTCTTATTCATCCTTATCCGGGTTATGGTTTTCTTTCTAAAGATTATTCGCAAATTGAATATCGCTTGATTGTCCATTATATAAAAGATGAAAAAGCGATAAAAGCATATAACGATGATCCTAATACAGACTTCCATAAATGGGTGTCTGAGTTACTAATGATAGATAGAAAATCTGGTAAGACATTGAATTTCGGTATGGCTTATGGAGCGGGAAAGCCTCGTGTAATGAAAGGGCTCATGTCTAATGAACATATAATTGAAATTATGACAAACAAGGTTGATGAACTAATAGAGAGTGGAAAGTTAGATCCAAACTTAAGAGGTGTGAAATTTCAAGAGTTATGTCGAACTCACGCAAACGAAAGTTATGAAAAGTATCATCTTCAAATGCCTGGGATTAAAAGAACTTCAAAAAAGGCTGTAGAAGTTGCTTCTATGAGAGGATTTGTTTTCAATGCTTATGGTCGTCGCCGTTATTTACCTGGAAGAGCTTCCTACAAAGCATTCAATACAATCGTTCAAAGTGGGGCCGCAGATATAATGAAAGAGCGAATTATAGCTATTTCTCCTCGTTATAATTCTGAGTCAAAAAAGTGGGGTATAGAACTTGATGCTAATGTTCACGACGAGTTATTGGATTCGGTTCCTCTGGATGTTTTATATAATCCCGAATTGCATAAGTTCGCATGTGATTTGATGGAAGAGACCACAGTGAAATTTAGAGTACCTATAAAAATAGGTTTAGGGATAAGTCCAAATAATTGGAGCGAAGCTGCTGGAGATAACACGATATGTGATGATAATGGTGAATTCATAGCAGGAAAATTCATATAGCCTAAAAACGAGCTCTCAGTTCTTTCTCAGTGAGCCAAACGAGACGACTCCGGCCCTATTGTACCCCCTATCTCAGGTTAGAGCAACTGAGAGCCCTGTAAGTTATCATAGTTACTGGAGTTATGTAAAGTAGGAATTTTTCACAATTTTGTAGGATTTTTATTTTTTCATTTGCTTTGTTCTAAAAATAGGTTATACTTAATATAGTTAGTGAAAATCAATATCACAAGGTTAAATTTTTAGGAGACAAAGAAATGGGAAAATCGAAAAGCAAAGTTAGGGCCTCTGTGAAGAAGGCGAAGACGGTTAAAATCGCTATGAACAAAGAACTTGCGGCTTCTATCGCTGCTCTCGAGAAAGTCGTCGTGCCAACGAATCTTGTCGATTGCAGGGATCGGCTGATCGTCTCGCTTACTAAGTTGAACGATCGCATTCATACTGAGGCCAGAAAAGCTGTTAAGACCGCCGAGCGTGAAGCTGCGAAAGTCATTCGCGAAAAGGCGAAGGCCGAGCGGGCTGCGGCGAAGGCCGAGCGGAATAAAGCCAAAGCCGTAAAGCTCCAAGAGCAGATTAGGAAGCTCCAGGCTCAGGTTAGTTCGCTCAGCTAAAAGACGGGGAGCAAGTTTATCATAGATCGTTCTATGATACTGACGAGATAACGTAAAAATCAAATTTCTATGGAGACCAAAAATGGCGAAATCAAATTCAAATGTCACAAAAGTAGGAGGAGCAGGAGCAGAGAAGTCGATCACCACAAAGGAAATCCCGGAAAAGGCAAAAGGCCGTGTTGACTTCCCGAAGAAATCTGCGATGTATCGAGACAAGGACGGAAACGTAATAACAGCATTGAACGCAGAAGGTTTACTACTTGCCGTGCCAGCGACAATCCTCGACGGGGAGAAAGTCGTATATTCCGGCTTTGATCCTCGGAAGCATAATCCGCTTAAGAAAAGCGATTTCGTTTCTATGGCGACATTTTTGCAATATCAAGGTTACGTCGCTCGTTCTCGTGCCGCTCGCCTTATCAAGGTCGCTGAGACCAAAGAAGCCGCAGCAAGTCGGCTTCTGAAATTCGGCGATGAGCAGACTCGCAAGAAGGCCGCAAAAATCGCCAAGATGCGTGATCAGCTCAAAGCTCTGGAAATGCAGCTCATGGAAGAGGGTATCGATGTCTCGGACATCTAAAAGCTATACTTGGAAACCAGAGGGTATGGAAACCCTCTGGTTATTTTTGTCGTTGTTATTGTAAAAGTAAGGTATAAAGGGGAATGAGAATGTCATTGAGTGAAAAAGACCGAAAACTCAAAGATATGGCAGATATGAAAAAAATTATTAAGCATCAACAAGCTCACTTCGCTCAAGTCCTTACTCATTTCGATGAACAAATCGCTCGCATTGATGAGCAGATTGTAGAGCATGATTTAGAAATCGTAGCTTTACAAGAAAGAAAAGCTGTAGTAGCTCGGCACTTTATTGAAGCTCCAGAACAGCTTATAGTTTTGGCTCAACATCTGAGAGATGTTGAAAAGAAGGAAAGTCTTCTTAAAACCGATGAAAAAAGTAAGGTGAAAAAAGTCGCTCGAATCAAAAAACGTATCGAAAAATTACGTGAGAAGTTAAATCAAATGGATCCCGATGGAAGAAATCAAAACAAAACAACTCCTTGAACTAATCGAGCAATGGACACGAGCTGAAATTATGGCTCGTCATGCTCCGCTCATTGGTTTAGATTTCACTAATTATGCTGAAGTTCAAATTGAGAAAGAAAATGAGATAAGGCGATTAGTTTTTGGGACAGATAACTTAATTCAGTTAGGACTCAAATGGAAGTTATTGAAAGATAAGAAAACTCAGAATAAAGAAAATGCAATAAAGCAATTCCAGCGACTACAAAAAGAGTTAGCTGAGATGATGAAAACATAAGTGTTATTGTACTGATTCAATACCATCACTGTAAAAGAAAGAACTGACTTTTTCTCTCTTCTCCCGTATCGGTCGACAACCTGAGAGTAAGAAACTCTCAGGTTGTTTGGCCGGTATTACTGAAAAATTAAGAAAGGTGAAAAATGGATTATGTAGATCTAAACAAGTTATGGCATGAGACACTTTTCGACGTTAATCTTCGCGGCCATATACTTAACAGCAGAGTCGGATATTGTAAAGAGATCATAGGTTTTCAAACAACGTTAACTTATCCTCTTCATAATATCCTCTTTGCTCCAAAGCGAAAATTTTCGTTGGCCTATGCTTGTGCTGAAATGCTCTGGTATCTTTCTGGTACAGGCAATATCGAAATGATTCAGGCTTATGCTCCTCAGTACGAAAAATTTGCTGAAGATGGATGGGCCTACGGAGCATACGGAAATCGATGGTCACACAATCCAGGGTTTATAAAGGAGAAAGCCTCTCTAATAGAAGGTCTTACGAGGCAAGATTGCGAAATCGACATCGAAAATCAACTCTCTGCTTTGGTGCATCTATTGAGGGCAGATCCAAATACCCGTCAAGCTATCATGACGATGTGGGATAGTGGAGATATCGTCCATGCAATCGCAAGGGATCATAAAGATCTTCCTTGCACTCTTTCATTGATCTTTTTTGTCCGAGACAACAGGCTTCATCTTGTAGCTACAATGAGATCTAACGATGCATGGCTCGGCCTTCCGTATGATATCTTTTGCTTCACAACTCTACAAAGGATTATTGCAGCGGAGCTTGGATTAGAATTAGGAGCTTATATTCACCAAGCTGGAAGTGAGCACATCTACGAAAAGAATCAGGAGAAGATAGATGAAATCCTTAGGATAGAAAGTGAATCGAAGTGGTCCAGTGAAGGAGCGATTCTGCTATATCCTTATCCTCTAAACTGGAATCACAAACGGCGAGACTACGATTTGCAGCACAATGTTAAAGCTGCTCTTTCATTGGAAAAGGAGATTCGAAAAGCGACAATGGATGAACATTGTTTAGCGAAAGGTATTGCAGGGAATCAAAAAGCATGGAAAGAAATTGATCCTCTTTTCAAAGATCTTGTTCTTGGTTGTGCAACGAAATGGACTCATGTTCCGAATGATTGGTTTGATAATCCCCTCTACGCAAGTTGTCAACGATATACGGAGAATCTAAATGAAGCTTGATAAAATTCCATTCGGAGAATGCACGTCTAAAGATCTCGCCGATTATATGAATGAGCGACACAGTATTTGGATGAGGAGAGATAAAGGTGAATGGAAACCATGGACAACCGATGTGATTCTCCAACAATATAAATTCACTAACGTATTTCGACAGCTCGACAAAGGTACTGTTGCTCTACGAAAAATGTTAAAGGGTCAAACAGATCCTATTCTTATTCTTTTCAATATTATTTGGTATAGATATTTTAACTGGTACAAACATGCTGAAGAGCTCGGCTTCGTCAATGATTATTCACAACTTGAAGACTTCATAATAACCAAAGGGAGAAGATGCGATAAAATTTTTACTGGAGCTTGGATGACAACTGGAGTTTCTTGTGAAGATAAGCATATAACCTATCTTCGAGCTTGTAAAGAAGCTTGGGATAAACGAGATATGCTTTATCATCTTGTTTCTTCTTCTTCTAAATTAGAAACGGTTTGCGTACTCCTCAAAGATTTATATATGGTGGGTAGATTCTTAGCTTATGAAATAGCTTGTGATTTGAGATTCACGAAGCTTCTCGATAAAGCGACAGATATATTGACGTTCGCAAATCTTGGTCCTGGAGCTCAAAGAGGACTTCGGCGATTAGGAATGCCGTATAAAAATCAAAAAGAAGGTCTTACTTCTATGCGAAAATTATACGACGTTCTCACGGAGCATTATCTCAGCTATTATATTGTTAACGCTTCTTGGCCGTTTGAACTGCGAGAGGTAGAACATAATCTTTGTGAATTTGATAAATATATACGAACAAAAAATGGAGAGGGACATCCACGAAGTAAGTTTCCTGGAGTGTAAAATGGATATCGATGAAGTTAAAAAATGGTTGCAAAGTTATTTGAGGTTAGAAAATCATGGTCATGCCGGTCGTCTTTTATCTGAAGAATATAAAGAATATCGGAAAGAAGATCCAAAACCAGATTGTAATTTAATGACATGGTGCGTGAAAAAAGCATTGGAAAAATTAAATAGTTGAGGTGTAATATGAACATAGGAATAATCGGTTGCGGTGTTGTTGGAACTGCTTTGAAAAATGGTTTTAGATTCTTAGAACACGAAGTGTCTATCGCAGATCCTAAGTTTGGTACGAGCACTTTAGATGTCTGCCATACTGAAATAGTATTTATTTGTGTTCCTACAAACTGTAACTTAAATGGGAGTTGTGATCTTTCTATTGTTAAGAGAGTTCTACAACATCTCAGAGCTTATCGGTATAACGGAATCGTAGTGTTAAAATCTACTGTAGTACCGGGAACAACTGAAAAGCTATCGAAAGAATTCAATAGAGAAATAGTTTTTGTCCCAGAGTTTCTTCACGAAAGATATGCTACAGAAGATTTTATTTATCACCAAGATATATTGGTGATAGGAACTGATAATAAAGAGTTAAGAAAGGTAGTTGCGAATATTCATAAAGACCTACCAAAGAGAGTTGTGACTTGTTCTAAAACAGAAGCAGAATTGGTTAAGTATTTCAATAATGTTTACAACGCAACTCTGATAACTTTCGCTAATAGTTTTTACGAAGTGTGTGTTGGACTCGGTGTTAATTATGACAATGTTAAATCGATCGTTACATTGAGGGATCATATAAACGATGTGTATCTCGATTGTAATAATTCGTTAAGAGGATTTGGCGGCCCTTGTTTACCTAAAGATACGAAAGCATTAGCTTTTCTTGCAGAACAATTGAATACCGATGTTAAGTTTTTTGATATGCTTTTATCAGAAAATGTTAAGTACGAAACAACAGTGTTGAAAGGAATGCGATCATGAATATATTAGTAACAGGTAGTGAAGGTTCTTTGATGCAATTTGTCATTCCTCTATTGGTTACTAAGAAATACAATGTAACTGGTATAGATATCAATGAAGGTGGTGGATCAAAAACCAAACGCAATTATGAGTTTATTAACGCAGATTGTAGAGAGATTACAGAACTCGAAGATGTTTTTCATAATAGATTTTTCGATTATGTAATTCATAGTGCTGCTACTATTTATGGTGTTGTAGGATTTAATAAATTCGGTGCAGATATAATTTCTAATGATCTTATTTCTACTGCGAATACACTACGATGTAGTCTTACACATGAAATAAAAAAGTTCGTCTTCATAAGTTCTTCGATAGTCTATGAGCAAGTACCGAAAAATTATAATAACATAGATCAATTTCCAGCTCCGAAAACCTATTATGGTCTTTCAAAATTTGTTGGTGAAAAATTATGTCGAGCATATCGAGAGCAATATAATCTGCCTTATATTATATGGAGACCGTTTAATATAATTACTCCATACGAGAAAGCTCAAGCGACACAGGGATTTAGTCATGTCTTTGCAGATTTTATTCAACAAATTGTAATTGATCGCAAAGAAACTATCGGTATTCTTGGCGATGGTAGACAAGTTAGATGCTTCACTTGGATAAAAGATGTGGCTGAAGCTATTGCAGATTTATCTTTTGGCTCTGAACAAGGCGAATTCAATCTTGGGAATGTCGAACCTCTAACTATGACCGATTTGGCTGTATTGATTTATGTGACTGCTCAACGTTTGAACTTGATACCTAAAGAACAAGATCTGAAATTCTATCATACACCGCCTATGGTCAACGATGTTAGATATAGAGTACCTTACATGGAAAGAACTGAAAAGGTGTTCAATTGGCGAGCAAAATTGAAGATCAAAGATTCAATTGAAAAATGTTTGAAGGAAATGTGATCGATGGATAATCAAAATCTAATACTCTCATTAAATGAAGCTATATCGTCTTCAAATATAAGATTAGGAGTTTTAGACTTTAGAAAATTGCAAAGTTTAGTGGGAGCAACTCCAATTCAAATGTCTGTAAAAGTTTTTTGGGGTGAAGATATAACTGTAATTTTACCAGAATATATTTCTTGTCGCCTTTTCTTAGATGAATTTTTTGAAAAAGACTTAACAAAGTTTATCATAGAACACTTAAATTCTGGTATGACTTTCATCGATGTAGGAGCTCATATCGGTTACTTTTCTTTATTAAGTTCAGTTTTAGTTGGAAATACAGGTCAAGTCCATTCATTCGAACCTACGAAAGATGTGTTTCAGATTTTGCAAAAGAATTGTTCAAACAAAGAAAATATCACAATGAATAATGAAGCAGTTTTTTCGAAAGTCGAAAGACTTGTATTGAACACCTACGGACTAAAATGGTCGGCGTTCAATTCTTTATTCGTTCCGAGAATATTAGGGATCTTATCAAAAGTGAAGTGTAAAAGAATGGAGGTTCAAACAACTACGTTAGATCAATACTGTGATGATAAACATATTCAGCCTGATTTTATTAAAATCGATGCAGAGAAATCGGAATTGAATATTTTAATAGGAGCAGAAAAAACGCTTAAAAAAGACCATCCAATTATTTCTGTAGAAAGCGGGGATGAAGAAAATGATGCACAGATTATAGACTTTATGCGAGCCTTGAATTATTCATATCAAAAGGTCTTAAACAGTAATTTAATTTTCGTTTGAACTAATATAAGTTCTGCGTAAAAATAAGGATTTCTGATTATGAAAATTATTATTCCTACAAAATCAAGAACAGATCTTCAATTTACTGCTAATCAACTTATGAGAGCAAATATACCTGATCAATACGAATGCTTTCTGGTAGTTCCTCGAAACGAAAAGGACAACTACGCAAAAAATTCTATAAGCGGTTTTCGAACTATCTCTGTAGATTGTGAGGGAATTAACAATGTTCGTCAATATATCATGGAACATTGTAAGGTCGAAGATAATAAGATACTAATGATAGATGATGATTTGAGATTCTTTTATCGACCTTGCATAGAAGATGTTTCGTTGTTCCAAGCTACTGGGGATCAAGTACTTGAAATGATTCAATGGTTAGAAAGCCAACTTGATAAATTCGCTCATTGTAGTATCCCTGCTCGGACACAAAATTTTCAATTGACCCGTCGTATAGAACGAGCAGAAAGTTTCGAACTACAAACAGTTCGCCCTTATCGCCTTTACGGTTTTCGCCAAGACATAGTGTTAGGAGAAGAGTTAGATTTTCATGCTGGATTGCGAATAAATACGATGGATGATTTCCACATGACTCTTAACCTTTTAGAACTCGGTTATCCTAACATCATATCTTGTAGATGGGCACACGATCAATGCACTTCTAATTCTCGTGGTGGGTGTTCTACTTATCGTGATTTGGAATTATTAAGAGTGTGTGCTTTGAATCTTAAAGAAAACCATCCTCAAGTTGTTAAGATTGTGCACAAAGAAACAAGCTCTTCTTGGGGAGGGACACCTAATAATCCAGTAACAAGAACAGACGTTAGAATACAATGGCAAAAGGCTTTAGGAATAAGAGCAACTGAGAGCAAACTATAACACTCACCTATAGGGTCGGCCTACTCCCGCAGAGGCTCTGAGCGATCGCTGGGGAAGCCGATATCAGGCTGTAAACTATGCTTTACATACTAATCTCAAAAATCGAGCTTAGAACCTTCAAAATTTGGGCAGGGCACTTAACTGCTATCAGAGAGGTTTTAGACATAAATGGAAGTCGTTATCGACAAATAGATATACTCCATGCAAAGCAAAAGACATTCAAAACAAATGATATTATCATCAATATTGGAAATCACCAATACGCTGGTTCTCAATTCTTAAATGAATTAGCCGAGAGTATTTCAAAAGCAGATAGAACAGTTTTCTTTATGGATGATTACATGGCTCCTCCAGCAACACAATTACGTAAAGCTCTCACTAAAAGTTTTAATCTTTTAGTGACGAACATCAAAGATTTGAGTGTCTTAACGCAACGAAAATCTCTTCAGCATTTTGAACCTGTCTATGTAAATCTAAACAAAGCTTCTTTCAAGAAACTCCCTCTCAAAGCTCCACAAGTTCCTGGCAGCTTTATTTATTGGGGTTCTTGTCGACGAGGAAGGGAACAAAGTTTCTATCGTTATTTCAAACCAGATCTTTATCCGCTTTATATTTCTTCGAGTGATAGAGGACACAATAAGTATTGTAATTTATACATAAATTATAGACCGTTAGAAAAAATGCTGCTACCTGAAGACTTACAAAAATATGGATTCACAGTGAATATTCGTGATAAGAATCAACCTAAAATGCCGCCACCGAATAGATTCTACGAAGCTATCAGTGCAGGTCTCCCAATTTTCTTCGATCACGAATGTATCCCCCAAGCTGATACGCCACTCTGTGTAGAAAATTACGTCATTTCTGAGGCGAAGCAACTTCTTGAAAAAGATCTACGAAAAACACAATTAGATCAACGAAGACTTTGGGGTCAACGTGATTATCGAAAAGAGCTGGTGAATGAATTAGCTGAAATATTCTCTAAATACAAAATTTTGTAGAATAGGAGACTAAGATGCAGGTTAGAAAAAGAGATGGACGAATTGTTGACTTCGATTCGTATCGTATTCTCAAAGCTATGAAAGGAGCTTTTACTGAACTTAACATCGATATTCTTTCAGGTGGAAAAATAGATGCTCTAACTGCAAAAGTGATTGACTTTCTTCCAAGTGTGAAAATCATAGATATTGAAGTGATTCAAAACACTGTAGAGAAGATCTTAATGGAAGAAGGATATTACGAAGTTGCAAAAGCATATATTCTTTATCGTCAACAAAGAACCTCGCTTCGAGAGATAGAGCCAGATCCAAATGCTATTTCAGATTACATTCATGCCGCGAAATACGCTCGTTACATCCCAAGTAAAAAGCGAAGAGAGACTTATCACGAGACCATTAAAAGAGTCGAAATAATGCACAAGAAAAAGTATCCTCATCTCACAGCAGAAATTGGAGATGCTTTTCAATTTGTTCATGATAAATTTGTCCTCCCGTCTATGCGGAGTATGCAATTTGGAGGCAAAGCTATCGAGAGACGAAATGCTCGGATGTATAATTGTAGTTTCACTCTCGTAGATCGGCCTCGTGTTTTTGGCGATATGATGTACTTGCTTCTTTGTGGATGTGGAGTAGGATTCAGTGTTCAAAAGCGACATGTCGCAAGACTTCCATTACTCAAAGTAATAGATTTCAACTTAACTTATTTTCATGATGTTAAAGATTCAATCGAAGGATGGGCAGATGCGGTGAACGCTCTAATAGATTCTTTTCTACGAGGGTATCATATAGAATTTAATTTCGAAGCAATACGTCCACCCGGAAGTATTCTTAATAGTGGTGGAAAAGCTCCTGGGCATGTTTCGTTAAAAGAATCTCTCGAAGCTACAAGACAGATTTTGCTTTTAGCTCAAGGGAGAAAATTGAAGCCAATAGAATGTCACGATATTATCTGTCATCTAAGTAAAGCAGTTCTTGCAGGCGGAATTCGACGAAGCAGTTTAATTTCATTGTTCTCTGCAGATGATGACGATATGTTGTACTGTAAAGATAGAGCTAATTTTGATTTTCAACTTAAGAATCCACAGCGAGCTTTAGCGAATAACAGTGTTGTCTTAGACAGAGAGAATTGCACCTTTGCAGATTTCGCAAGAATTCTACATTTGAATAAAGTAAATCATGGTGATCCAGGCTTTGTATTCTTAGAAGATTTCGATACTGGTGTTAATCCTTGCGGGGAGATTGGCATTGACCCTGTCTTAAAAGTAGCTATGAGAGATACCTATGACGATGTATGGTCGAAGAAAAATAAAGATTCGGCTCTCGTAAATCAATGCAAGACAGGTTTTGGATTTTGCAACCTTGTAGAAGTCAACGCTGCAAAGTGTCGAACTTACGAACAATTTTTAGAGGCTTGTAAAGCTGCGAGTTTCATCGCTACTTTGCAAGCGGGTTATACGGACTTTCCTTATCTCGGAGAAGTAACTGAAAAAATCGTACAACGGGATGCTCTTATCGGTGTAAGTATAACAGGGATGATGGACAATTCTTGGATCTTTGATGAGGATTATTTAGAAGGAGGAGCTGAAATAGTAAAAGCTACGAATGCGAAGACAGCAAAATCGATTGGAATCAATCCTGCGAAACGATGCACTTGTATAAAACCAAGTGGAACAGCGAGCTTAGAACTCGGATGCGTAGGGAGCGGAATCCATCCTCATCATTCAAAGCGATACTTTCGGAGGATTACTGCAAATCCTTTGGAGCCAGTCGTACAGTATTTCAGAAAAGCTAATCCCCAGATGGTCGAGACAAAACCAAACGGAGATCTCTGTATAACATTCCCGGTTAAAACAGATGGTCTAACTGTGAATAATATATCAGCAAGAGAATTTCTTGATAAGGTCTTTCGCACTTATAAAGGCTGGATTCTTACTGGTCACAGACAAGGTCAAACGCACAATGTAAGCTGTACTCTTGTTGTTGACGATCAAGAATGGGAAGAAGCTTTTGATTATATATGGGAGCACAGAGATAAAATCAGTTCGATGACTTTTTTACCAAAACAAAGCGATAAACAAATTCCGTTCTGTCCCAGGGAATCGGTTACGACAGTCAAAGATATCGCTCACTTCGATTCTTTAGTAAAAGGCTATAAACCTGTAGACTATTCTAAAATGATCGAAGAAGAAGACGTGACTGTGAAAGACGCTGCCTGTAGTGGTATGGTTTGCGATTTAGGTCTCGATTTTTGTAGTGGAATTGGTTTACGCGTCTTTCAAGATGAATTTGATTTTCGTATAAAGACCTTCACATATCGAGGTTTGACATTTGAACTATATGAACAAAGAAACGGATATTTTATTGCTAAGCGAATTATGGAGTGAAGATGAAACTTAATCAAGTGATTTATGGTGATAATAGAGAGAAGCTCAAAGAGTACCCCGATAATTTCTTTGATGGAATTATCACTGATCCTCCTTACGGTATGGGGTTTATGGGGAAGACATGGGATACTTTTAATTCTCAGATAATTCAAGAATCAAAAGAAAACTATGATAATACGCCGTCCAAAAATCTACAAGGAATAGGACCAGATGGAAAAGTTAGACGAATAAATAAGCCAAGAGGTTCTATCGCAGAAGTAGCTGGTTCTTATGATTTATCAGTTAATGGACAGATTCGGTTTCAACAATGGTTTTACGGAATAGCTGTTGAGATGTTAAGAGTATCTAAACCTGGAAGTTTCTTATTTTGTTTTGGTGGAACACGAACTTATCACAGAGTTGCTTGTGCAATAGAAGATGCCGGATGGATTATCAGAGATCAAATAATGTGGCTCCATGGAATGGGTTTTCCAAAATCTACAGATATAAGTAAAGCTATCGATAAAGAAGCTGGAGCAGAACGAAAAGTTGGTCCGATAGATAAATTACGTGAAGGACGATTAAAGAATCAACAAGGGAATTATAAATCTCCTACTGGATGGTCAACAGGTAATAGAAAAATAACTATTGATCCGCCAGCAACAAAACTCGCAAAACGATGGGATGGATATGGAACAGGATTAAAGCCAGCATGGGAACCAATTATCGTTGCGATGAAGCCGTTAGAAAAAGGATTAACGTATGCACAAAACGCTAAGAAATGGGGTGTTGCTGGATTGAATATTGATGGTGGCCGGGTTGGAATGGAACAAAGACATAATCCACCTGTTGGTGCTCATAAAAATTCGATGAATCCTTATGATGGAAAAAATGGTCAAGGAACAGATGTTCAAGGTCGTTGGCCAGCGAACGTAATTCTAAGTCATTCACCAAATTGTGTTTGTATCGGTGAAAAAGAAATTGGAGATGGGAATAGCAAAACACGCATAGTAAAAGATGCAAAATCTTCTTGGGCTAATAGTTGTCAAGATATAAATGTAATAGCTTACGGAAAAGAAACTATAGAAATTTGGGCTTGTGTGCCTAATTGCCCTATACGGATTATGGATAATCAAAGTGGACAAGCTGGTGGAGGTAGTCATAAATATCATAAAGAAACCTCCAGCAAAACTTGTCATACAAACAATGTAAGAAAAGATAGCTTTATAGGACAAGAAATTGGTATGGGTGATTCAGGTGGAGCGTCGCGATTCTTTTATTGTGCGAAAGCAAGTAAAGCGGAGAAGGAAGAAGGTTTGATAGGATTTATTGAATGTGCGAAGTGTGAAAGATTCGAGTCTAAAACACATACAAGAAAAGGTGTCAAAGAAAAGTGTTATCGTAATAATCATCCAACCGTAAAACCCCTCGCTCTTATAAAATATCTTTGTACTCTATTAAACATGCCGAATAGAGATCAAGTTATCCTTGATCCATTTTGTGGGAGTGGTACGACGCTCGTAGCTTGTAAAAATCTTGGTATAAATTATGTCGGTATTGAACAAGATATGAATTTTTGTTTAATAGCGACAGCCAGAACCGGAGACTAAAATGAAGATCCTCGTAGATGCTTTTCTTATCATACATCGAGCTAAATACAAGTTAGATTTTCTCGAGAATACAGCCGGTCGAAAAACAGGAATGGAATACGGTTTTATCAAACTTTGTGAAGCTCTTGAACGAGAATTTGCAGGTGGAGATATAGTTTTGTGCTGGGAAGGTAAGAACAATTTTCGCAAGGAGCTTTATCCAGACTATAAGGGAAATCGTAAACCAAGTACGAATCCTCTTGCAAAACTCGACTGGGATCGCGTCGCCGATCTCAAAAACTTTTTAAGACAACCTTATATCAATGCAGAAGCTGAAGGCTACGAAGCAGACGATACGATAGCCAGTCTTGTAGATCACTACAAAGATCAAGAAGAAGTTATAATTTGGTCGAATGATAAAGATCTACTTCAGCTTGTTAGAAAGGGTGTAACGGTTTGGAGAAGTTTTCAAGAGTTACATAAAAAATATAAATGGACACCGAGAACAATTGAAGAAAAGTATGATGGATTATTTCCAGAAGAGCTTCCAATTTATTTTGCTTTTTCTGGAGACAAGGTTGATAATATTCCTGGTGTTCCAAAGATAAGAAAACCTGTTTTAATAAATGCAATTATCAACGCTCGTCGATTGATAGAGCCTGGATCGTTTATTTTCAAAGGGTGCTTGATTCAAGATATTTTGAATTACGAACTTTGGTCTGGACCTGAATTATTAAGGTTAGAAAATTTTATTGAAGCTGGTCATTATCAAAGAAATATGGAGTTAGTAGTTCTAAGAAGACCAGACGTCATTATACAAGAACCAATAAAGAATGAAGAAATAATAAGAGAGTGGCTTGAAGAGTTAGAGCTTAGAAGTTTGAAAATGTCTGAAGAAACAGGAGTGTTAGATAATGCAGAATTCTAAGATGTCAAATCCAGAAGAAAATGATCTGTCAAAATTACTGAAGCTCAGAAGAAAAACTAATAAGAATTTTCTTATGTTATTAAACGAATTACAGACCTCTATAGAATCTCTTCGAATCATGGTGAAGTATATGCAATTTGATTTAGAAGCTACGAGGCGAGAAAACGTGGTTCTCAAAGAACAATTACGACAATATGAGGAAGGTGGTTAAAATAAAGTAGAATTCATTATTTTAGAATAAATAAGCTGGTTATTATAGGTTATAAAAAATGGATTTTATTTGCTTTATTCTAAAAATACGTTATACTTTAGGTAGTTAAGTTAATTGACAATTGAATCGGGCTGAAACGGAGAAAACAGGGGTGTCGGTAGGGCTAACCTTTCAAGGCTGACGGCTGAGGACGTAATGGAAAACTTGTGGAGCCGCGACGTTGCGACGTTGCGGATCCGTGTGTTTTCTTAATACAATAAAGTAAGGAGAATGAAAATGATTACTGCAACTCAAGTTCAAAAGGCAAGTCGTTCGGCGAGAAGAAATGCGTTCTACTTGGTGAAAGAAAACGATGTCACTATTGGCATGATTGAAAAACCATATCACAATAAGGACTATCGTGCTCAAGTTGATGGTAGGACTGTTGAGGTGTGTTCAACAAAGAAGCAAGCGATACGAACGATACTACGAAGAAAAGGTATATTCGGGGAGTGGATAATTCTCAATAACTAAGAACGCAAGTTACCGCCTCGTTTCACAACGGGGCGGACACGTGTGTTCTTAAAATTAAGTAGTGTAAAGTAAGAGGTGTGAAAAATGGATGCTGTTAAAACCCAAATCTTGAAAAGTTTACAAGAACAAGGGTATAAAGTTTTATATGTCAAAGGTATTTATGTTTTCAAAGACGGTAAAAGATTATCAACAGCCAAAGCAATAAAGTTAGCAGGTATTAAAGTGAAACCAAAATCACGAAAGACTAAAACATCACAACCGTTGTATGGTGATTTCGCTTGGCTGGCTGGTATCAACCGTATCAACTAAGAACGCAAGTTACCGCCTCGTTTTGAGAAACCACGACGGGGCGGATCCGTGTGTTCTTAAAGTAAAGGCTGTAAAGTAAGGAGAATGAAAATGACTACGATAGCACAATTAAAAACTGACATCAAAGACTTGAGTGGTCGCTTGTACTATTGCAGTAACACTGGTGAAGGCCGCAAGATGAGACGTGAGATTGAAAAGGCTATTCATCAAAAAGAACAGCAACTTGAACAAATCTTTGTTGAAGAAGGATGTTTAGATTATCAACATCAAGCTGGTCGAGTAGTGAGGAGCTAAGAACGCAAGTTACCGCCCCGTCGTGAGACGGGGCGGACACGTGAGTTCTTAAACAAAACAAAGTAAGTAAAGTAGAGGTGTAAGATGGAAAAGCTAATTATAATTAAAGCGACAATGAACGATGGTCGAGAAAAAGAATATCGAGCTACAAATTTCACAGTGAAGCCTCTTCGTGATGGTACAGGATTATGTATCAAAGTAGCTACTGACCACTCTATCATTTGCAGGAGTATCGCTGTTGAGCAAAAAGAAGTTGAGCCAGCTATTTGTTTGTAAGAACGCAAGTCACCGCTCAGTATAGAGATAATGACACGTTGTACCGGGAAATTAGTTGTTTGTGCTACTAACGACCTGGGAATCAACACTCTTTGCTGAGCGGATCCGTGAGTTCTTAAAGTTAAGTAATGTAAAGTAAGAGGTGTGAAAATGGCAAAGTGGACAGAACAATCAGTTCTTGATGTGATAGTCGAGGCAAGAAAACTCGGTGCTGAATTCGCTGCTAAGAAGTTAACAGAATTGCAAGAAAATGGACCTCAATATGAAGTGACTTCTGGTAGTACAACAGTTGGTACGCTGCTCGATGTCTGTGGATCTGCTCACTTGAAGATTTCAGCGAGAGGCAAGTTTTATCAGATCGCTAAGAAATTATCTGCTGATAAAGGGATATATAGATTTCTTTGTGATCGTGCTTATCATGGTGGAGGAATGCTGTGCATTTTTGACAGCACGATGCGGCAAGAAATGTCAGTAAATGTCGCAGCCTGTCAAGGACAGCAGAGAGTATTAGAAGCTCATGGGATACCTGCGACAATAGAAAGTCGCATCGACTGAGAACGCAAGTCACCGCCTCGTTTTGAGAAACCACGACGGGGCGGATCCGTGTGTTCTTAACAAAGTAACGGAGAATGAGAATGGCGAAACGCAAATTAAAATTCAAACCTCGTCGGGCTCTGCTTAGATCAGATTTTAGAAAAACTCCAAAGCAAGAACCCCTCGCAGGAATGATTCTAATTGAGGGTGATGGTTGCATCGCCGTAGATAAAATCAATAACTCATTTCCTGATAAAGCAGAACGATTAGCGTACATCCGTGCTCTTATTATAGGTATGGGTGGCTCACTTGAATAAAGTAAGGAGAATAAAATGACAGAATATTATCTAAGACAAGCAGACCTTCGCAAAGATATTCCACTTCCAGATATGACAGATCTGATGGATTTTTGCGAGCAGGTTGATCGTAAAGAAAGAGCAAAAGAAAATCAGCGTAAAAAACAGGAGGAAGACAAATGACTAAAGTATATTACAGAGTTGTGAAGCCGATTAGTCCTATACACGAATTGAGAAAAGGTTCTACAGGTGAGCTTCTTTCTATTGAAGCTAACGGTCTGGAAAATGAGTATTTGACCTTACGATTTGAAGATGGAGTAGAATTCTTTCATTCCAGTGAGGTTAAAATAGTAGGTATGCTCGTTCATACTATTTTAGGTGATCTATACCTTCTCAATTCCACTTCAAATTGGTGGTATCGCACAGAACAAAATCCTTTTAGAAATCATAAGGAAGATACGAACACTGAGTCCTTAAATACCGGAGAATAAAATGCTGCTTACATTACATGAAGATATGAATCCTCTTGCTGAGATTCACACACAAGGAGAAAATGAAAACAGAACAGCACGACTGAGACAACATCGAGTTGTGCTGAGAATACGTCAATTGCAAAGCGAAAAGAATCTACGAGGTTCTTTGAGTCTAATTCAAGATACTGAAATGATAACATTACAGGACGAGGCAAACAAGAACAATTGGCTCTACTGGTGAGAATGATGTCGACGATTTACGTAATGCCATCGAGAATCTTGTTTTAGCTTGGTAATGACATTAAAGCAATAAAGATTGAAACGGAAGAGTAAAGGAGAAAGAAATGGCAAAAAAGATAAGAGGTTATATTTGTCGTAGTGAGAAATCTGACTATATAATGATTTGTGCAGGTTCTAAGAAACCCTCACAAAGAAAAAATGGGTGGTTCTGGTGTGTTCCTGGATTGTTCCATACTTTAACTGTTCGGGCATTCAAGAAGGCTTTTGGATTTTCTATCAAGCCGGGGACTTTTACACAGATCAGAATAACGATTACCAAAGAGACAGAATGATGGCAAAACGATGGACAAAAATTGAATGCGATGCAGTGGATGCAGCAGCGAAGATAATCGCTAATGGAAAAACAGGTTTTCTTCGTCAGGTATGGTATTTGAAGTATCACAATGGACCATTGCAGCACAGAAGTCAAACCACTGTTCTTCGAGTATTAAAGGCACGAGTTAAGTTTCTTAAAGAAAAGAGATAAAGAAAGATGGCAAAAAAGAAATCAAGATACGAGAGAAAACTACAACGAAGAAAGATGAATAAAAATCTTACTTCTAATAGACTCACAAAACGCCATAAATAGGAAGATCGAAAAATGAAAACAATAGACAATACTTTATTGAATTTCGAAGATATTCAAATCTATGCTGATAATCTAATAGATTCAGGTAGAGCAGAAAATGAGCCGCCTTTAACACAGAAAGAACGTTCTGAGCTTATTCTAAGATATCTTCATACATTCTTAGAATGGAATCTGTTAGATAAATATGTCTATTCATCTGTTTGGGTGTTAAACTATGTATCTATAAAAGATAATAGTCATAACGCCCTTACTACAACTATAAAAACTGGAACTCAAAAAGAGGCTAAGAAAATAGCTATAGAAAAAATTAGTCGCTATTTGAGAACACCGATTCATTTCGAATATGACGATCAGGACAATCTGGAAGAAGATCTTTACATGGTGGTTGATTCAAGAGGTGTTTATCGAGGAATGGTGGAGATTCAATTGGAGAAAATTGAAACAAGATGAAAGATCCTCACAGAAACAAACATAGCAGACACGTTAAAAGAACTGAGCCGAAATCAAACAAACGAAGAGAACGTGCCGAAAATGTTAAAAAGCGATACACCGCAACGGTCATGGATGTCTTATTTCGAAATAAACTACAAGATATGGACTTCGAAAAGTTGTTAAAACAAGGTATAATCAAAGAAATCAAAGACAATACGACAGGAGTGATCAAATGATTAAAGTTTACATAGGTGCGAGTTTCCCCAGACAAAAAGAAGCTCAACTACTGGCTCTAAGACTTTCCCCCATAGTAGAAATTGTCTCTACTTGGCATAGAGATGATTTGAAAGCTGTCCCGAGAGATGGCGAAGAATGCTTTCACAGAGTAATGAGAGATCTCTCCCAAGTTAAAGATTCAGATTTAGTTATCATCTTTATCGGAGATGAACTCACTGGTGGGGGGAGACATACAGAGTTAGGTATAGCTATTGGAATGGGAAAGAATATAGCTATCATCGGAGAGTATGATTCTAATCCGTTCGAGCTTCTTCCTTATCTACATCCTTTCAGTTCAGCAGATAGTTTTGTAAAAGAACTGTTTTGTTTTCAAGATGATCTACAGACGCATCTCGATAATTGGAGTCCAAAATTCAACTAAAGTGGGAGAACAAAATGAAAGAACAATTTTTGTGTGCTTGCGGAACCAACCTGAAGTGTAAAGGAATTTGTAGGGAGACAAATTTGTTTCGTAAAAGGAGCAATCTAACTCGTATGAGTCGTTGTCCTGCCGCTTATAAAGTGAGTAAGTTGCAAAGAAGAATCAAAAAATAAAATATCGGAGAACAAAAATGGAAAAGTTAACACGAGCAGAAAGAAAAGAACGCAAAAAAGCTGATCGAGTTCGAAGCGATGCTGTTGGTATATTCGCCGAAGCGATGCTGAGAAGATTGAAACGGCAAAATGAAAAAGACCAGCAAGGTGCTCTCCTCGGCCAGAAGAAAGACCACGATATTTGGTTCTACTTCAAAAGAATAAATGGAGAGCTCGGAGAACTGCGAGGAGCTTTGAAAAGATACGATATCAATCCTAACAGTGTGACCCGCGATGCTGTGTTAAGCGAATGCTGTGACATCGCTAACTTCGCAGCCGCTGTCGCGGAGAAGGTCGCTGAAGGTATAAGCTGACCAAAGCCGTTCGGCTCACTGAGAGCAAACTGAGAACCCTGATGGTAGATGTGAGAGGCAACTGGGAGGCCTAAAAGGGGATTAAAATGAAGCAAGAAAGAGATAAATCATTCGTCTGGATTTCGTGGCTTGCAAAGTTACTCGCTGGAGAAATTCAATGCGAATTCGCGTGTTGGTTCAAATGCCATTATAAGTATGATAAAATCCCGAATGATTTTAACCTTGTTCGTTGGACGATGGATCATAATCAGTTGGTTCATAAGACACGTGATGAATTAGAAAAGCAAGGTTATAAAGTCTTTATAGAAGACCAGAATGCTCTCAAGGTAGATATGCACGGAACTTGCGTTTCTGCAAAACCAGATATCGTAGCCATTAAAGACGACGAAAAGCTGGTTGTAGATTGTAAGACAGGCCGTTCGAAGAACAGCGATCACGTCCAAGTGATGCTCTATATGATGTTCCTCGAAGGTGAAGATTGGAAGGGGCGGATAGTCTACAAGACGACCAGCATTCCAATACCGAGTGTAGCTTTGAACAAGAGTTTTACAGATCTCGTAGAGAACACTGTTAAAAAACTTGGCTTTAATAACTCGACTCTTTCAAGGAGGGTTCCAAGCGAGAATGAATGTAGAAGGTGTGATATCACAAAGGAAGATTGTCCTGAGAGATTAGAGGATGATGGACAAGAACGCAAGCGATTCTTTTAATAGGGGATTATGATGAGAATTTTCGGTTTTATCTGTTTATCAGTTTTTGTTTTATCATTGACAGCAGTTGCAATTCTCTCTAATCGGAAGGAGAGAAAGAAAAGGAGACATAGAAAATGAAAGCGGTTGCAATTAAATTTCTAATTGAAGAGCTGAAAAAATTAGAGAAGCTGAAAGCTCTGAAAGAAATAAGGACATACTTCTTCCAACTGATACCTGAAGAGTTCAAAGTTACTGTTTGTCTTGGATGCGGTGCACGATATGAGGATGGTGATTGTGGATGTCCTGCTGGTAGTGGTGAGAGATTAAGAAGCGATGATGAGGTTACGCAGTTATTATTGAATTGGAAAGGTTAAAATGAAACCGATAATTCTAAATGAATATGGCGAGTACGTATTACCTCTAAATGATACAGAGGAAAAACTTTCCTTCGGTTGTGCAACTCACGGTGTTTGTGGGGGATTTGCAGATCTTAGTCAGGTGTCTAAAACTCATCAGGCTTTTCATTGCCGAATATGCAATTTTCGATTCGTATTTCCAATACAAATCGGTACGTGGAGAGAATTAAGACAGTATGCAGAAAAGATCGCACATTCCTGGTCGTGAATACCAACAACATAATACAACTGAATCACCCTCCGAGATATTAACAGAAAGGAGATCAGAATGACACCTGAAGAATTAGCAGAACTCTATCATAAATCTTATGAAGAACTGGCTCCTCATTTCAATTACGAGACAAGAAATGAGAGTAAGAAACCTTGGAATGAGGTTCCTGAAAATAATAGAGAGTTGATGATCGCAGCCGCAAGAAGAGTTCTCTCTGTAATAAAGAGACAACAAAAGTTGACAGACTGTATGAGCGAATGTCATCTCATGGCGGAGCATGAACAATTAAAAAGGGATTTTATACTTTATGTTCAACACGCGGTTCTTTGCGAAAGTCGACTTAAAGATGCAGAGAACAACTCCTGTCCTTGCACCTGCGGTTTGGAAGAGATCTTACAGAGACTGAAAGGATAAGAGATGGACCAAGAAGTGGAAATAGCAAGGATGAAAATGTTAGAATACAAAGCAGATCCTAAAACTGCTAAGACAGAAGAGTGCAAAATGTGGACTGTTCGTTATTTACAGTTAAGCATATTGCACAAGAGTTGGGTGTAGATTAAGAGCCATAAGAGGGGGTACTGGGTTTGAGAGCTGTTATCGGGGGTGATAGGGAATAAAACGGCTTCCCCAGCGATCGCTCAGAGGTCGTACAGGAGTAAGTCGATATAATAAGGCCAACTCATCAGAGCACGAGGCTTGTGGGAGCGGGTTATTACACCCGGAGAAAAAGAATGACAAAGAAAGAGTTAATTAAGCAGTTGCAAGAATTCAGTGATGATGACAAAATATGGCTTCATCATAAGTTGTTAGGTGAAGTTATGCCAGAAGAAATTTTCGTTTTATTAGAAGAAGTTGAATTTACCGCAGATGGAATCTTGTTAGAGGGTTGAAATGAAAGTCAGGGAGAAAGAAAATCACAGTGTGCAATTCGAAGCAAGCATGTTCAATGTTCATGGGATCGGAGAAATATTAGGTTACGATGAAACATTCGGTTGTGATCTGTTCTATATCAAAGATCTCGAAGTCCTTCTTGAGAACAGTACGTGCAATATGATGAATGGTATATGGAAAGATATGCGACAGGCGTTCAAAGATCATGATCTAATTACAGACAATTACAACGTTCGCTTCTTCGAGCCTGCAAATGAAGAGGATAGAAAGAGAGGCTTTACGATATGAGCGATGAAACAGCAGCAGCAAAGTTAGCACGAGTTAGAAAACAGTTCAGTAAGGATGTTTGTCAAGGAAATCGCTTTGGCGTCGGTTCTATCTGTCGAAATAAACCTCCTGAAACTACAAATTTTATGAACGCTTGTTTGTCTTGCCGTCTGCTGGAGACTTGCAGATTGTTGTTTGTAGACAAAGGAAGGACTAAGATGGAAGATTCTAAGCGAGAAGAGAGGGATAAGAATATAAGGCGAATAGATGCACTTCTTGAAGAAGGTCAAAACCAAGAACAAGTAGTAAGTTCGCCCACCTATGCAGTATTGGAAAAGTACGGTTATCCGCATAAACCATGTTTTCTGTGCATGTATTCGAATCCGAGTGATAATGGTAATTGTCTTCAGCGGCACTGGATGGATCAGTGTAACTTGCTTCAACTTTGGGAGAAACGGACAGCGATAGACAAACAACAGGCGGAGCAAGATCAATATTGGAAGAGTACTGGTCTTAAATCTGTTAAAGAAACAAAGGCGAGAGAAGCTGAAAGACTACAAGAGTTTGAAAAGTGGTTCGCCGAAGCTAAACTTCCAACTTGGTTTACACTTTATACTGAAGGTTATACAGATGATGAAGTTCTTCGCAAGAAGGTCGAGAAGGGATGGGAAGCCGCGTTAATATGGGTGATGAAATTAGGGATGAAGTATTATGGAAATGATTTTCTCACTGATATGACAGAAATAAGCGACGATATAAGAAAAGAATTAGGAGAAGAATAAGATGGAAGCCTTTGAAAAGTGGTTTGAAGAAGTCTATCGCGTTGACGACGTGAGTTATATAGATGCTAAAGCAGCGTGGAAAGCTGCGTTAAGATGGGTCTTAGAAGATATTGAATCTTTTCAGTGTCTTTATGATAGATGGCTTGTAATGAAACGCATTGAAAAAGAATTAGGAGAAGAATAAGATGAAAACCTTTGAAGCGTGGTGGTCTGAAGCTGAATCTCGAATCAACCCAGAGAGTTGCGAATCATTTATTGATAAGTGGTTAGAAGAGATAGCGAAAAAAGCATGGGACGCTGCGATAGACAATTGTAATTTGGTGTCCGATGCAATTCGCAAGTCAGCGTTCACCGGTGAAGAAGTTCTGGAGATCTTAGATAACTTACAAAGAACACTGGAGAGAACCAGATTTCCAAAGGCGTTCTTCCTAAAGGCTGTCTTCAAAATAATGAAAACCATGCCTACCGTCGAAAATATGATGAATGTAGCGAACAAAGATGAAGGAAAATAAGATGAATCATAGTGATTTTCAAAAGAAAGTAAGTGAGTTATTGAAAAACAAAGGATGCTGGCTCTTCAACATTCATGGTCATAGAATGCAAAAGAGAGGTGTCCCAGATCTGTTAGTTATCGGTTTAAGGTGGAAGGGTTTTTTAGAGTTCAAAATCGGGCGAGATAAATGTTCGAGAGTCCAGCAAAATGAAATGGAAAAAATCGAGAGGAGAGGAATGCCATGTTACGTTCTACGATACGATGAAGAAAACGATGCAATTCAAATAGAGAATAAGGGCGGTGATGAGCTGAATCTTGTAGTATGGGATGCGTTGTGGGACTGGCTAAAGAAGCACATCGGTGATCCTAATTATCATTGGGAATTACCGTGAAAATTATCGGCTCACTTAATATTAGTGTTGAGATTCTTTATAATTGGATTAGCGTTCGTAGAGCAATTTCGTTATGTAATCCTCGAAACCAAAAAACTTTTCGTCATCTTTGGATTTTTGTTTTTCCGTTGTTCGTTGTTCATTTTTGGGTGAATCAAAAATGTAATGTCTGCGACGGTCAAGGTCACAGAGAAAGATATGACTTAGGAGCTTCGTTTGAAGGTCCTTGTCCAAATTGTAATGGAACTGGAAGGCAAACAAAATGAAGAATTATGTACTGGGATTTTTGTTTAACAAATCTCAAAAGACAGTCCTACTTATTGAAAAGAAAAGACCAAAATGGCAAGCCGGTCGTTGGAACGGAATCGGCGGTAAGATTGAGGAGACAGATACTACTCCCTTAGAAGCAATGAAAAGAGAAGCCTGGGAAGAAATTGGTCACGATGTTGATTGGACACACGTGCTTACAGTGGAACTGTTTCATCTGTCCGTCTTCGTCTATAAAGCTGTTGATATTCCCGAACATGAAGCAATCTTCTTCGAACAAAAAGAAGATGAATTACTAAAAGTTTGGCCGATAGATGCTCTTCCAGATGAAGTAATGAGCGATGTAAAATGGATGATACCTATCTGTCTTTCACCTCTCCAATTTCCGTTGATCGTTCAGCAGGACACTCTGGGAGGCTTCGAAATCGATAATCAAAGTTCAACAGAAAAATGGACGTGTCCAATGTGTGGTCATGAGAATTCTCACGAAAATAAAGTTTGTATGGGAGCGGAAATGGGTGATGGTCGATGTGGGTCTCCTAAACCAGCAGAAAAATGGACGTGTCCGAAATGCAATTATAAAAATTCTCCTGAAGATAAGATCTGTAAGGGTCATACAGATTTTAGTACGATTAAGTAGGATTTTTCTAAAATCAATGAAAGAAGTTGAAGACAGTAGTCCACGATGTCTGTATCTGCATTATCCCGTTGTTCGTTGTTCATATTTGGTAGGAGGTGAAAGATAACTTTTAGATCAACCAAACGTGCATCGACGATGAAAACCCGTAATTCTACAAGATTGCGGTTTACACGCAACGAGGTTTTAGATCTTGATTAGGCTTGGTAAACTACAAATAAAAAGAGGAAGTTGATGTAACTACTAATAACTGAACAATTTATAAAGATATGCGAGTCTGTTTGTGTGTGTGTGTTATACATAAGGGGATAAAGTTGGAGAAGAGATGGTAAGCTCTGGGGAGATTGAGAATGTCGCTGCGTGTAAACCGCAATCTATGAAAAGTGGGGTGTTAGTATGAATTACATTGAAGAAATATTCAGAGAAGCTGAACGAAAAAGAAAAGTTAATAATGAAGAACAATTAAGACTGCAATCTTATCTTGATGAAGAAGGAATGCCAGATATGACCTGTCCATCCTGCAGATGTTATATCGGCGATGATATGAAGAAATGGGTGAAAGGGATGCACGGTGTCTCTTATGTTTGTAGAAAGTGTTATGAGAGGTTTGATAATTTACGGAAGACTCTACAAAGTAAACAAGGATTAAATGTAGGATCTCGTAGAAAAGAAAGTCAGCCTTTATTTATATGTCCGTCTTGTAATAAAGAACGATCTCCTATTGTGGATAAGAAATTGACGATGAGAAAATGGTTAATAGATCCTGAAGACGGTTGGATCTGTATTTCTTGTAAGATAAGAAAGTACAGACAGATAAATGAAACAATAGGTTATACAAGTCAAATAGTTCTTCCTTATAATTTTTTGATAAATGGATGGTGTCTTAGAGTTGCACGGATGAGATTACAAGAACTATTGATGAAAGAAGAAGATCCAAAAGATAGGTTGAAGAAGATCAGTGTGGAAATCCTTGCTCAAGAAGCAGGAATGAAATCTAAATTCGACTGGTATCATTTAGAGAACGGTTCAACAAAGACGATAAAAAGATTAACCTGGGAACGTATTAAGTATGTTTTTCATAAGCACGGTCATGAAATAGAAGATTTAATGGAGAATTATAATGTGGCTGGAGACGAATAAAAGGTCTCTTAAAAATTTTCCCGCACGAGCGAGAATCTTAGAAAGTCTTCTTCTCTTGTAGATCTTTTATCGTAGATTATAAATCTTCGAAAGGAAAATGATGAAAGATTATCACTCAGAAGAGGGAGAATAGATATAAAATGATCTATCAAGACGACGTGAATCTTCAAAAGGAGGATGACAATGTTAACACACTACGAATCGTTCTTTCATTATTTTGTAGGGTTGATCGTAGGAGGTTGGATCTGTCTTAGACATCTTTTTCCTATGATAGGAAGATGGAGTATCAATCGAATGGTTAGGCACTATTATCAAAAGGATGAGAAGAAACGATCATTATATCATGAAAGATGGACTCAACAAGAAGATTGGGAGGTTGATGTAGGTAGAGAGGAGAGGGGTAAGTTGTAAGGATATAGAATTTTAGAAGGAAGATATAACTCCAGTAATAATAGGTACTTATGTCTTAGAAAAAATTATATTTTTGTCCAAACTTTTTCTTCTGGGGGACGTATAACGCAACAGGTAACTTACAAATCATGTCTGATACTCACTTAGTTTGTGACTTAGTAATAGACGCTGTTGTAGAATGGCTGGGAATGAAATACAGAAAGTCGCAGATTAAAGCAGAGCTCGCAGAGATAAATGGTGGAAAACCATTAAACATCTGGACTTTCAATGCGATTGTAAAAGCTGCAAAAAAGAAGATACGAGATATCTATCATATAGACGCTGTTGAGTCAAAAGGAAGCTCTATTGAGTTTTACTCTGTAATTATTCGTAACCCTAAGATGCCTATAAAGTATAAGCTCATCGCTCAACAACGTCTTGATGCTCTTCTTGGTCTTGAGCATTTGGCGACAGATGATCCAAAGGTCTACGCTGAAAAGGTTACAGAAGCAATGAAAGCGATGGACGCTTCTGTTGATGGATCAGTGAAAGAAGATGAGAAAGTTAAATCTTCAAGTCCGTCTAAAGATGAGACACATAATGATCCTGGATTAGTTGAAGGTCTTAAAGACGTGGAGCTTAGTAACGATGGTTTTTCTTTGAAGAAGAGGTGAGATGAAAGTAATACCAGCACCATTAACGACTGAGGAACAAGAAGCTGTTGTTCAATCTAATTGTTTACCAGTTGAACAGCGATGGCTTTTGGTTTTTGAAAGTGAGTTAGAAGCTCAGGATTTCATAGAGTACTTACGAAGACAGATGTATAACGAGGATGGTTCTTTGAAAACTGAATAGCGAGGTTGTGGGACGATGTCTGAGATCTTAACTCCAAGATGGACTCCGCTCATCCCACATAAAGAACAGATTAGGTTCTACAATTCACCGGCCCGTTTTAACATCGCTCACGCCGGACGTAGAGGAGGGAAGACAGAGCTCAGTAAGCGGAAGCTGATTAAGAGAGCGATAAAATGCACTCGTGGAGATGGCCGATATGTTTTCGGTGCTCCTACTCACATGCAGGCTGTAAAGATCTTTTGGGACGATACGGTTGCGATGGTTCCAAGATGGGCTTTACAAAACGGTCTACGATCTATTTCAAAATCCTTTAGACACGTTCAGTTGATGAACGGAGCAACGATTGAAGTTGCTGGTTTGGATAGACCGGAACGTATTGAAGGTCCTCCGCTTGATGGATTTGTAGGTGATGAGTATGGAAACTTTAGGCGAGAGGTTTGGACTCAGCATGTTCGTCCTGCATTGTCTACTCTTGACCGTCCTGGATGGGCAGATCTTATTGGCGTCCCTGAAGGAAGGAACCACTACTTTCAATTAACACAAGATGTTAAGGACAAAGAGGATTGGGATATCTTCACTTGGAATACAGCGGAGATAAACCCTGAAGAAGCTGAGTCGGCTCGTGGGGACTTAGATGAGCTAACTTATTCTCAGGAGTATGAGGGAGCTTTTGTATCTTTCAAAGGGAAAGCATATTATGCGTTTGATCAAGAGTTGAGTTGTCCTCCAGACGGTGTGAGGGTAATATACGATTCACGTTATCCATTGATCTTTTGTCATGACTTTAATCGTGTCCCAGGAACATGCCTTATTGCTCAAGAGCTTCCTTGTCCTGATTGGTTGGTAAAAAGAAATAATGGCCAGAATAGAGGAACCGTGACTTGTGCGATCGATGAAATCTTTCTACGACAAGATTCTAATACGGAGAAGGTGTGTGACATCTTAATTCAACGCTGGTCTCATCATACAGGTATTGTCTATCTACACGGGGATGCAACTGGTGGAGCGAAGGTCTCGTCTGGTATTGCTGGGAGCGATTGGGACATTATAAAGAGTAAGTTGTCTTCTGTCTTTAATCTAAAAGAACGTTATCCTAAAGCTAATCCATCTATAAGAGTAAGAATCAATTCAACTAATTCCAGGTTACGATCGGCGGACGGATATGTAGGATGTATCGTCGATAAAAAAGGTTGTCCAATGTTGATACGAGACTTTGAAGCTGTAACTTGCAACGACGCAGGGGAAATAGAGAAGACTGAAGCTCTATTGACTCACATCTCAGATGCTTTTACGTATTATCTTACAGAAGAGTATCCTTGTGGGGGTGGTCACAAATTCAGTAGTCAGTCTATTTAACATAATGAAAAAGGGAAAAGATAAACAAGAATTCATCAGAGCTAAGAAAGCTCTAAAACAATGTATGTATGATCATGAAAAGACGAACTGTAGTGACTGCCGCTATAGTCGCTTTCAGCATTGTCAAGTTCTTTACGAGTATGAGGAAGCGTGCAAAAAGGTTCGACGTGGTTGATGATAATCAGACAATCTTTGTAGGGCCGATTTACTCTATTATCCGTAGAGTTGGAGAAACGATTCGAGTATTCAATGTCTTTGCGGAAAATGAGATAAGTCTTCATATCTTTATGACTCGTTTCGTTGAGAATCGTGATGGTTTTCGTTATGATACATTCTTTCCGCACTATGTTATGTTAGAGACAAGACGAGTTGAGATAATTGAAGGTGGAGCAGTTGCAGTAAGTAAAGAGGGTGAGGAGAGTTGTATTCATGATTGGTTGATGAAAGCATTAGAATAAAGGTTTATGTGAGATGAGAGTTAATGGAAAAGAATATTTTGATGATGCGACAATAACCAGAGCCGCTGATTTGATAGAAGCAGCGGAGCTCTCTCTTTCAGCTATTTGTAAAGAGCTACATACATCGCTCCCAGTTTTGACAAGAAGTATGAACTTACACTTTCGTATTTCTAAAGATGAACCTAATTGGCGAGAGATTCATAAGGCAAAACGGTTAATACTCAAACGGAAGAAGAATGTACGGATTGTCTGGGAATGCCAATCTTGCAGTTACGAAGCGAAGATAAAATTTGAACGCTGTGCAAAGTGTGGCTCAAATAGTGTAGAGAAAAGGGAGCTAAGAAACAAGATAAGACCAGATGAGATGCGAGCTATTAAAAAGATAGGATGTGAGTGGAGTAAAGATCATGAGTAGAACAATTCGTGGGAAGCGTGATGGGACTGGTCCTTATAAAGATTCTTATCAACGAAAACGATCTGGGAATAGAGGTAAGCGAAAACAAAGTGGACAAAGATGTCCAAAACGATAATAATACTTGAAAGGACAATGAAATGACGTATGATGAATTAAAAGCAAAGATAGACGAGAAAAGAAAGCATTTCGTTTCTGTGCCTGTCTTCGTTCCGGCTGATGCTGCGAATGGAACAATGAGTCCACCGGTTATAATGGACGACGCAGTTGAAGAGACTTGGACTGTGACGGCGAAAGCAAATCCGGCGACATTCACAGTGACAGGATCAGTGAGTGGTCTTGACGCTAACGAAGCTACTCCTGGGGAGATATATGTTACCGCAGATGGTAAGGTTAGTTTTCTTCTCACCGATGGATCCGTTACGTTCGAGGAAAATGATGAATTTACATTCAGCATCGAACATAAGACTTCCGGCGTGGAGGGTGCAACTATAATTCGAGAGCTCAATTTTATAGTGCATTCTCAAGCGGATGATGTCAAGGTCGGCTACGATGTGGAGAACAACGCAATTCGTGTTATTAAAATGACCTAAGAGTTAATATGTTTTGGGAATCACTATTTCTGGTAATTTATGCGATGTGTTATATCGCAGTTTGGATTATCCCTTATTGGAGGTCAGTACGATGCGTAAAATAATGTGTATATGGATTTTAATGGTTTTGTTCTCTCTCGGCGGATGTCTTATGACACAGAACGAGGATGGGGACAGGGACGGGGACGGGGATTCGCAGTACAATTTGGATCCTAATGTGGTTCAGAAGATAGAAGAGGGTGGAGAAGCTACTCTCGGTCTATTAGATTTATTGGCTCCTCTTTTCGGCCCTGCTGGTGGAGTAGTAGTTGGAGCATTTGCTTCGGCTCTGGCAGTTTTCAGGAAGATACATCCAAAGTTGGAGATAGCACAAAATAAATACGAATTATCTAATACCATCGCTTTGATCGTGGTTGAGGAAATTGAACACTTAAAGAAAGAACATCCACAGATTTGGAAGAAGATGGCTAAGAAGTTAGCTATCGAATGTGAAGCGTCTGGGATTGATACAAAGATCATAGAGAATGCAATTCGAGGTCTACGTGGACTACCAGCGAAGAAGTAAGCCGGACTCCTCAAGAGCCTATACACCTCCTTGGTCAAAAGCTGCGGCTGACAGGGAGGTGCAATCATAAGATAGGATTATTATTATGGCAAAGAAAAAAGCTAAAAAGAAAGTAAAGAGAACAAAGAAAAGAGCTAAGAATTTAACAACGACAAATTCTAATACCAGCTATGTCGTAGAGAATGCTGCTGATACGCTAATGAGAGCGAGTGAGATCAATGCAAATCCAAATCTCAAACGACGAGCAAAGGCTTTGTTGAAACAGCGTCAAAGGCTTATTGGAAAAACTATCAACGGGAAATAAAAATGGCTCCTTCATATCCGTCTGACGAAGAGTTGTTGAATATACATTTTGAAGATGAGGATGACGATAGGATAGACGCCGTATTGTGTATAATTGATTTTGAAAATGTCGATGAAGCGATAGCTTTTGCATTAGAGCATTGGCCAGATCAGGCAGCGAAAAACATAGAAACAATGCGAGTAATTCAAGCTGAGGAGCTCGAAGAGGGGGATGCTTGGCTCTGCATGACCGGTGTTTGTGATATTTGTGGTGCTGAAGGGACCAACTTTCTCCCGGCTGCCGTTTTTGAAGACGAGATAGTTGGAACAGAGTGCTTTTGTTGTGGGAATATGTCAATGTATCCAAAGGAAAGGTAGACTTACGATGAATCATAAGACTATAAAAATTATTATACTTATGCTGGGACTGATATCTCTTTCTTGCAGTCCTAATCCTTCAAAATTACAACAAGGAGCTTTGGTGTATCAACAGACACTACCTTCAGTTGTGATGGTGAAAGGTGAAGTGATGAATAACTGGAGGGGGAGTGAGATACAAGGTATTGGGACAGGCTTCTTTATCAATAAAGAATATGTTCTTACGAATCATCATATCGCATCTATAATAGCCGACGGCACAATAAAGCTACGCCTTTGGAATGGAGAGATGATCTCGGCTAAAAAGATAGCGTTAGATGAGAAATACGATTTAGCACTTCTTCAAGTTGATGTTGAAGATACTCGGTTTTATGATTTACCTGAGTTGAATCTTGAAACTATTCCGCAGATCGGTGACGAGGTTTATATAATCGGTTCTCCTCGGTTATACTACAATACGATGACAAAAGGAATTTTATCAAGAAAGTCAACAACAGGGAATTCTGCAGGATGGCTTTGGAATTGTAAAATTTATTTTGTCGATGCTCCTATTCAAGGAGGGAACTCTGGCAGTCCAGTTCTTGATATAGATTCTGGTGTGATTGGGATTGTGTCAGGTATGGGTGGTAATTTAACGATAGTAATTCCGTCATATAGTATCCTTTCTTTCTTAAAAGAACAAGGTATCTAATATGGCTAACGATATTGCGATTCCGTGTGTCGGTTATGATGTGATGTCTCCAGATTGGGATCTTCTCCACGATCTTTTAGGAGGCACAAGAGCAATGAGATTAACTGGCGAGAAATGGCTCCCCAGAGAACCTCGAGAGGAAGGCTATAACGCACGATTGAATCGGTCTATACTATACAACGCCTATCGAGATACTTTGAGTAAACTTGCAAACAGACCGTTCGCTCATCCTATACAATTCACAGATTTACCAGATGAGTTGACATATTTAATAGACGATGTCGATGCTACTGGTAAGTCTTTTGAGTCTTTTGCAAGAGAGGTCTTAAAAGATCTGATAAATTACGGTCTTGCTCATATCTTTGTAGATCATAGCGAATTACCGGAAGTTGTAGAAGGTGAAACTCTTACGAAAGCAGATGAGGAAAGATTAGGAGCAAGAGTTCTTCTAAATGTTATTCATCCTCCTAATCTTATCGGTTGGCAGACAGAGATTGTTGATAAACGGGTGACACTAACACAGATAAGAGTAAAAGAAATTATAACAGAAGCTCTTGGAGATTATGGTGATGCAGATATAAATTATATAAGAGTCTATACTCGAACTGGTTGGGAAGTTCATCAAGAGTTTGATTCAGAGAATAAAGAAGGTGAAAAAGTTTGGAAAATAGTTGAATCAGGGGAGCACACTTTTGGTAGTATTTCTTTAGTGACAATCTATGCAAATAGAGTCGGGTTTATGATGGCCGAACCTTCGTTAATGGATTTAGCATGGCTTAATCTTGCTCATTGGCAATCTTATTCAGATCAAAGAAACATTTTGCGTCTTTCACGGTTTGGTCTTCTTTTCGGTAAAGGTTTTCCTAAAGATATGGTTGGACAATCGCTCGATATTGGACCGAGTAAGGCTTTCTTAACAACAGATACGAATGCGGATTTGAAATATGTTGAACATACTGGAGCGTCAATTGAGGCTGGAGCAAAGGATATCGAAGACATTGAAATTAAGATGGAGATCCTTGGTCAGCAGCCTTTGATGCGGAGTACTTCGCTTAGCACCGCGACAGCAAAACGAATCGATGAGAGTAGAAATGTCAGTCAACTTCAATCTTGGGTGAGAAGTCTTGAAAGAGGATTATTGCAAGCTATTGAAATGGCTTGTGAATGGCGAAAAATTGAGATGCCGGAAACTACAAAGATCGATATCTTTAGTGATTTTGAAGTTGCGATTTCTGGATCTACAGATAAAGAGTTACTTTTGAAAGCACGAACGGAGGGTGAGATCACAAGGGAAAGGTTCTTAAGGGAGGAACAGCGTAGAGGTGTGTTCTCTGGTGATATGGATCCTGAGGAAGAAGCTAAAGCTGCGGAGAAGGAGAGCGTAGATGATTTGAGTAATTATATTGAACCAGAAAAAGATAAAGAAGAGGAGAATGAAGAAGAGGAAGACTAATCTGAAAGGAATGTAGAAATTAAGCCTGTAAATCAAGAACTAATGGATCGCTATATTCGACATGCTGTCTATGTTGAGAGATTCAAAGCTGGAGAAGCTAAGAAGATAGCACAACATTTGAATAAAGAAGTTTTTCCAGAGCTCATTGACAAGTTAATGGCTAAACTCAAAGCTATAGATCCCAGCAAATTAAGTAAGACTTGGACTACGAAACGTCTTAAGGGTCTGATAGCTGCTACAGATAGAATTATTACGACAGGGATGATGCGAGCAGAAGAATCGACCGTGAATAATTTAATGGATTTGGCAGAGTGGGAAGCGAGATGGAATAAAAATGTAATTGAGAATACTGTTCCATTAGATATCGATATGACAATGCCAAATCCTGAAGTTCTACGTCAATCTGTTTTATCATCTTCTTTTGAAGGTCATAAACTTAAGACGTGGTTCAAGGCTTATAGTAAGTCTGTTCGTGTAGGGATGATGGGAGCGGTGAGAAAAGGTATTGCAGGTGGCGAATCTATACCTGATATTGGAAGACGTCTTCGTAAAGTTGCATCTTTGAAACGAAAACAAGCAGAAGCCATCGCAAGAACGGCTGTTAGTAGTGTCGTGAATAATGCCAGAGATGCTGTTTATGAACAAAATACGGATCTTGTAAAAGCTGTTCAGTTCGTCGCGACTTTAGATACCAGAACTACTTTAACTTGCATAGGTTTAGACGGCAAAGTTTTTCCAACCGGAGAAGGACCACGACCACCGATGCACTTCGCTTGCAGAAGTACGACAATTCCTATTATCTCTTCTTGGAAAGAGTTTGGAATTAAAGATCCACCTCCTGCGACTCGTGCCTCGATGACAGGAGCGGTCCCTGCAAAGACAACATATAAGTCTTGGCTGAAGAAACAGAACAAAGCAACACAAATAAAAGTTCTTGGAAAGAAACGTGCTGAGCTTTATCGTAGCGGTCAAGTTACGATTGATAAATTTGTAGGTAAGGATTACAAACCGCTGACGTTGAAGCAGATTGCAAAGAGAGAGGGTGTCGGTGTACCTGCTCCTCGTGCTGTTAAGACGATTGAAGCTATACCGATAAAAGGAACTGGAGAGCCACTTACATCTGTAGAAAAGACTTTGATAAAAGAATATACAGATATAAGTGGGACTTATACGGAAATAATTCCTCGACAATTAGGGAAAGTTCCTGCATATTCTTATTGGACTAAAAAACAGGCTCTTGGATATGCTGGACAAATAGAAGATGCGTTGAAAAAATTGCCCGGACAAAAAGTAACATCTTATCGTGCAATGGATTTCGCTACGGCAAAATCTAAAGCCAAGTTTATGAAAGAATTAACATCCGGTGAGGTTTGGCGTTCAAAAACATTTTTGTCTACTTCGACAATGGAGAAGAAGGTTAATTTCTTTATAGATGCGAGGACAGGAGTGTATGGTGAGGGTCATAATTTAGTGATGGTTATCAAAGGGAGAACTGGTCGTGATATAGCGAAGTGGTCAGCAGAAAAGGCAGAGAGGGAAATTTTATTCATAAAGGGGACTACGTTCAAAATTGATAAAATTGTTGGTAATAAAGTTTTCATGACGGAAATAACAAAACAGACTCAATTAAAGAAAGTTCGACCTATTTCATCGGTCACAACTACATCGAAAGTCGGTACATCTTATGTAGGTACGACATCAAAAGAATTTAGAAAGCTGGTCGACGACACAATTGAAGCTTATCCCGAGAAAGTAAAACTGGCTTTGAATGATAACGGTATTTCATATAAGGTTGGAAATAAATTAACTGAAATATTCCCAGACTTCAAAGGTAAGCATCCAAGAGGATGGCCTTCTGGGACAACTTGGGATTCTGTCAATGGAGTATATATCAAATCAACCAAATCTATCACTGTGGCTGAAACTTATCGTCCAGTTAGAAGTAAGGTTTTCACGGATACACCTAAAAGTCAGATAAAAGGAATTTTGAATCACGAAACTGGTCATGGATTTAATCGGACTCTACGTATAAGAGAGAAAATTCTAACTGAATACTGCAACACAGGTGAATTCAAAACAGCCTATGCAAAAGATTTCGGTGCGATGACTAAAGATGAGATAAAGCGTAAAGGCTTACAATACTACCATCAAGCTGGTGAAGCTGGTAGGAGTGAAACCTTCGCTGAAGTTTTTGCTGATATAATGGGACAAGGTGCTCAACCTGAAGGAATAGATATTAGCGAGTATTTTCCTAACTGTAGAAAGTATATTGAGGATTTGTTAAAGTGAAAATCAAACAAACGATAGTTCCAGCCTACGGGGACGGTGTAGTCGGAGACACAATAATCGCTATGTCTGTTCAATGTTTATCTTGTAGACATCTTCATAATAATATGACGACTTGTAAGGCGTTCCCAGACGGGATTCCTTCAAAGATTTTATTAGGGCGATGGGATCATATAGAATCATTCAAAAATGATAATGGAATTCGTTTCGAGAAAGTGGAAGGTCTATAATGACTGAAGAATTAGAAGTTTTTAATAGATTCATGGGCATCCCTGAGGAATTTGAATTTGTAGGGATGGAAGAGGAAGTTGAAGTTAGTGAGGTTGAAGAGTAATGCCATATCCAAATTTCCATTCTGCTCGTATTCGCCAGCCAGGAAGATTCGTGAGGATTAGAGTTCTTCGAATACTTTCAAATGGCATTATGATTTATGGTGGTCCATTAAAGAGTGATTCTCGTGGATTAAGTAAAACGCAGTCTTATCGTTTTCCAGTAAAGAAATGGACTGTGGCTCAGGCGAAAGCATGGCTCAGAAAACATAAAATTAAGTGGCTTTTGTTTGAAAAAGCTACAAAGAAATAAAAACCTTTTTGGAGACCTAACTATGTTGGAAGCAATTCGTGATTCAATTGAGGAACTTACTGAAGCAGAGCAGGGACATTATGAGGAGCGAGATGGTAGATTCTACTTGGTTGTAGGATCTGTTGATGGAGTGGCGTTGGAGGATGTTCAAGGATTGAAAACTACGGTGGAAACTTTACGAGCAACTGAAAGAAAGCTCAAAAGCTCTCTTGAGCGGATTGAGCAAAAGTTTGAAGATATCGATCCTGAGGAGGCAAGGAACGCTATAAAGAAGTTCGACGAGGTTAAGAACTGGGATGGTGACACGAAAATTCGTGAAGCACAGGAAGCTGTGAAACGCGAGTTGGTAAAACAGCACACAAAGCAAGTGGAAGAGTTACAGGATGAGTTAAGTGACACTCAGACGCAACTAACAGATGCGATTGTTAATACGAAGATCGTTGAGGCTTTGCAAGCTGAAGAAGGTAATGTTGAGCTTTTGCTTCCTCATGTTAAGAGACACGTGAGAATGGTGAAGAATTCAGCAGGAAAATGGATGCCAGAGGTCACGAATGAGGCCAATGAGCCAAGAGTTGGAGACAGTGATGGCAATCCTATGACTATTGTTCAGTATATTCAAGAAATGAAAAGCCAGAAGACTTTCGCCGCAGCATTTCCAGGTGCTAACGCCACGGGAAGTGGTGTTAGCGGTTCTTCAGAGAGCGGGAAGCTCAAGAGGACTGACGGAAGTAAGACCATCGCAGCGTCGGATGGTCGAGCGATGTCTGCCAGTATAGATGATATCGCTACTGGTAAAACAAAAGTCGATATGAATAGATAATCATATCGATTTTTGTAGACGTAGTACGGGATGTGCGATTCAGCGGGACGCTGTCTTAAGATCTTAACTACAATTTAATTAAATTTAAGAGGTGCTATCGTGAGTTTGGATCCAAATGTATTAACAAACATAGTTCCTAAAATTCTTGCCAGAGCTTTACTCGTTCTTCGTTCAAAATGTATTATGCCGCGTCTTGTGAATAGCGATTATAGCTCTGAGGCAGCGAAGAAGGGAACTACAATTGACGTGCCGATTCCTGTCGCAGTTGAGACTATGCCCGTTGTTCCTTTGGAAACTCACACGGATGGAGATTCTGTTGGTATAACTCCAGGTTTTGTTCAAGTTCCTTTGAATAATTGGGTGCAGAACAAGCCGATTCATTTGACCGACAAAGATATGGCAGAGATCGACGTGAATGAAAACTTTCTTCCTATGCAGTTGGAAGAGGCAATCAAAGGATTGGCCAGCGATGTGAATCAAGATATTCTTGCCGAGTATCTTGGTATTTATGGCTTCGTTGGTACTGCTGCGACAACTCCATTCGGTACGGACGTCGGTGTTTCTTCAGCAACTCAAGTTCGCAAAGTCCTGAACAAGCAAAAGTGTCCGCTGACCGACCGACGTGGTGTTCTTGATTATGATGCTGAAGCGAATGCTCTCGACCTTTCTGCTTTCAGTGATGCGGAAAAGATTATGTCCGCAGTCGTGAAGATGGAAGGTGAGATCGGTCGAAAGTTTGGTATCGATTGGGTCGCCGATGACGATATCCCGCTACATACCGCCGGAACTCTTGGGACTGGGGGAGCAGTTACAATTACTGGAACTGCTGGTGAATCAACTATTCAGGTCAATGGTGAAGCTGCAAACGAGAATGAGACACTTCTTGTAGGTGATGTTTTCACTTTCGCAGATGATACTCAGACTTACGTTGTGAAGCCTGGAACCGAAGGTGCTTCTGGATATCTTGCTGCAACAGGTGACAACGGGGGGTACACTGTTCCTTCGACTCCCTACGATCTTACCGCTGTTGTTATCGCTCCTGCTTTGAAGACTTCTCCTACTACGAAGGCTTTTACACCGAAGGGGACACATCGCGTCAATCTCGTTTTTCATCGTGATGCTTTCGCGTTTGCAACTCGTTCTCTCGACGATGCAAATTCTTTGGCTAAGACTCTGGGTGGAAGTCAGATTCTCAGTATGCAGGATGCAAAGACAGGTTTGATTCTTCGATTGGAGATCAGTCGTCGGCATAAGTTAACCTGCTGGGAATTTGATATACTTTGGGGTACGAAGTTGGTGAGACCTGAATTGGCTTGCCGTCTGGCAGGATAGAAAGTTTTTCTGAGCCGGAATGTTAAGGCCTCCGCTTGTGTTGGTAGTGGCGGACACCTGATCCGTCACTACCAGTTATTTTCAATTGCGATTAAGATTACGAAAGGGAACTCTTATGTTAATTAGGATGATGGGTCCCACAGGTAACATAGAAAAGATTCGAGATGAGGACGAGCAGCATTATGTGAGTCTCGGCTATAAGCATGTAGTTGAACCTGAGACCATCGAATTGATGAGTCCTGCCGGTAGAGTAGTCGTCAATGTAAAGGATGCTGAGGATTGTTTGCAGCGAGACGGTTGGAGCTACTTAGAAGAGGGTTCAATTCGTGATTGTGATGCAGAGGCTGTTGAGCTGGAAGTTTCTGCTGAGCCGGAAGTTCCTGAGCCTGAGGTTCTTGAGAATGATGATACGGAAGCTGCTGAGCAGCAAGAGCCGGAAATTCTTGAAGACGAACCGGAGATTTCTGAGGAAGACGAAGTGAACGACGCTCAACTGGATCAGTAGTTTTGAGAGTACAAAGCAGAGGCGTATGATTGTCTCTGCTCGCAATAATTTATAAGAGGTAAAAATGGCTACTACGTTTATAGTTGAAGACGGTTCTGGCAAAGGCGATGCTAATGCTTTTCTTTCAGTTGTAGAAGCAGATCAAATTATGGAGAATTACGGAGCTTCTGCGGATTGGAGTGCGGCAGATAACACCGTGAAAGAAAATGGAATAAGAGAAGCAACACGATTTATGAATATGCAGTATGTTTGGAAAGGATGGCGAGTTTATACAACACAATCTCTTCAGTGGCCAAGATCAGAATGTTATGATGATGAAGATAATATAGTTAATTCTGAAATCGTACCTGAAAGAGTAAAAGAAGCTTGTGCATATCTTGCTTTGAAAGTCGTAGAAGGTCGGACGTTGCTCGAAGATCTTGAGAATGCTGCGACAGTGAAAAGAACAAAAGATGTGATCGGCCCTTTAACAGAGGAGATAGAGTATGTAAAAGGTGAAGAGGCTGGCGTGAATTGGCAAGTCGCTGATAAGTTAGTGATGCCATATATAGAGAAGAAATCTTTCTTGTCTAATTTGTATAGGGTGTGAAATGAATCAAGAAAAACGTTCTACTCGAGATATTGTGATTTCTGTTGAACAACAGATCGATGATCTTAAAGAGCAGTTCAATAATCACCTAACACACCATTGGGGGATAACTGTGATCGCTCTTTCAGCGGGCTTCATAGGTTCAGTAAATCTACTCGTTGGTTTGATATTGATTTTCATGAGTAAATGAAATGGCTTTGACCGTAGAAAAATTGAATGCTCTTCTGCAAAGAAAAGGTTTAGACGCAATAGTGAGAGTCTATCCTGATGCGACGTTTGATCCTACTACAAATAGAACAACGCCGGGGGACGTAGTCGAATACGATGTAAAAATAATCCCTCCATATAAGAATCTTGAAGGATATAAGAAGACTGAACTTGTAACAGCAGGAAAAGGATGGACAGGGATTGCAAATAAGGACTTAGAATTCACAGTGAAAGCTGGTCTCATACTGGTTATAAGTGAGAAGATATGGACAGTAACGAGTACACAACCGTTGTCTAATAAGACGGGAGTCTTGTTCTATCTGATGCAAATTGAGAGTGGTGATTAGTGGCTTCAACTAATGTTCAACAATTCAATACAGCTTTGACAGCCGCATCTAAGAAAATTGGTGGGGATATTCAAAAGTTTATAAAGCAAGTTTGTATTGAGATATTCAAACGATTTATAATGCGAACTCCTGTTGATACAGGACGGGCGAGAGGTAATTGGCAAGTTGAAATAAATCGTCCAGCTTCAGGAACGGTTGAAGAAAGTATGTGGGATCAAGTTTTCGAAAGAGGAGCTGCGAAGCTCGCACAACTCCCTCCATTTAGTATCGTTCATATTACAAATAATGTTGAATATGTTTATTATCTGGAATATGTGCGTCCGAGTCAACAACATCCAGAAGGAATGGTTGAGATTACATTACAAGAAATGAAAACGTGGTTATCAAAAATATAAATGGGACTATTAGCTGGAAATTCTGTTATACAATCTACAGTGACGGGTTTATGCACTATTCACGACACCCGTGGATTCGCAGGTATAACTAATAGTATCACAGCTTTTTTCCACAACTTTGCAGAAGAGAATAATTTTGTAGTTCGTTATGATAATGATCCACGAGAAACTCCTGTGAGCGGAGTTTGGATGAATGTAAGTGTCGGTTTCGGGTCTTCTTATCAGGTGGAAATCGGAGTTCCGACTTTTCGTAATATTGGTATTTTCAATGTAAGGATTAAAGTTGCTATAGGTGGAGGTTTAGCGGGTATTTTGAATATCGCTGATGAGATAGCTGAGAAATTTAAGACAGTGATTATCGACGAGATTATCAGCTTTCAAACTCCTCGTATTGAGATTGTAGGTAGAGTTGAAGATAATTATCAAGTGAATGTAATTTGTCCATTTCAAGTAGATAATTAAGGGATGTAAAAATGGGTCAATTAGCTGAGATATACAATGCTGTGAAAGATTTATTCAGTTCTTCGAGTTTGATTCAGCAGAGCACAGCAGGTGGGACGCAGAAATTAACGGTAACGACCAACGCGGCTGTAGGATCAGATCAAGCCTGTAGAAGTTGTTTGATTCATTGTCCAACGGGGAATCTTGGAGACATCCATTTAACTATTGCGAATGAAGCCGCGGATGTTAATGATTTTCTAATTACTAAGGGAATACCGATGCCGGTTCCTGTAGATAATCTTAGCGATTTGCATTTCTACGGTGCAAATAACGGTGATCTAATTTACGTCCTCTGGAGAAACTAATGGCTGACGTGAAATTATATGGTGGGACAATTGGAGCGGGGAGATTATTCGAGTGGAATAATGTAGACACTTGGATAAGCGTAGCTCTACAATTAAATGAACAAGTTCAAATTTACTCTTTAGCAGTTTTTAATGATAAATTATATGGGGGGACTGCTTTTGGAGGAAGATTATTTGAATGGAATGGAGTCGATGCTTGGATTCAAAAAGCTCCGCAATTAAATGATCAAACTACAATTCGTTCTTTGAAAGTTTTTAATAATAAATTATACGGTGCGACATCTCCTGAAGGAAGATTATTCGAATGGAATGGAGTCGATGCCTGGATTCAAAAAGCTCCAGAATTAGAAGATCAAGGTACAATTTACTCTTTAATAGTTTTTGATGGCAAATTATATGGTGGAACAGGTGCAGGAGGAAGATTATTCGAATGGAATGGAGTCGATGCTTGGATTCAAAAAGCTTCAAAATTAGAAGATCAAGGTGCAATTTTCTCTTTAATAGTTTTTGATGGTAAATTATACGGCGGAACAGGTGCAGGAGGAAGATTATTTGAATGGAATGGAGTCGATGCCTGGATTCAAAAAGCTCCACAATTAAATGGTCAGGCTGTAATTTACTCTTTAATAATTTTCAATAGTAAATTATACGGCGGAACAGGTGCAGGAGGAAGATTATTTGAATGGAATGGAGTCGATGCCTGGATTCAAAAAGCTCCACAATTAGAAGATCAAGGTGATATTCGTTCTTTAATGGGTTTTAATAATAAATTATATGGAGGGACTCATAATGAAGGGTTGTTGTTTGAGTGGAATGGAATTGATGCTTGGGTTCAAAAAGCTTCGCAATTGAGTGGAGAGACTTCAATTCGTTCTCTAATAAGTTTTGAAGTAGGAATTAAGAGTTTGAGCAGTTTTCTTGTTGCACAGTCTGTCACTTCTGCACATTTTACGAGATATGATACACAGTTAATTGGTTCTCTCGCCGTACAGTCTGATACCCCAGATGCAATTCTCCAAGAGTGGAACTTTCTTGCAGGAACGATAGTTGTACAATCCACTGTTCCGAATGTCGCAATAAAATCCACACAGTTTGTAAACGGTTATATCTCTTTTCAGTCGGGAGTAACTGGGACACTTAACGAATGGAACGATATTGTTGGGACTGTATCTGCTTTATCTACGGTTGATGCGGATCTTAAAGGTACGCAGGAAATTGTGGGAACCATCGCTGCGACAGCCGGAGCCGATGCAACTCTTCAACAATGGAATTATATCGCCGGTTCTCTCACTGGACAATCTAATGTCCCTACTACAACACTTCTAAGATATGATACTCAATTAGTAAGTGGAGTGGAAGCTGTATCTGGAGTTTCCGGTGTTCTTGGTATTCTTCAAGAATGGAACGATTTCGCAGGGATTATAGACGGCCAGAGCGGAACTTCCGCGGTCTTAAAATCAACGCAGGCTTTGAGCGGGTTTATTTCTGTTCAATCAGGGTCTGATGCGGCTCTTCAACAATGGAATTATATTGCAGGGACAATAGATGTTCAATCTGATGTTCCTGACACGACGCTTTTGAGATATGATACGCAGTTAGTTGGCTCTTCCGTTGTGATGGTTGGAGCTGACGCACATCTTACAAGATATGATACGCAGTTAGCTGGAGCTCTTGCAGTGATAGCTGGAGCTGATGCAGAGATTACTTTCCGAGAATGGAATTATTTTGTAGGGACTATATCTGCGTTATCTACGGTTGACGCAAATCTTAAAGGTACACAGTTTATAATTGGTTATATGTCCATTCAATCAACAGCGGATGGTGAACTTTATGAGGAAACTGAATTTGCGGGAACTATTGCTGGTCAGTCTAATGTTCCTGATACAACACTTCTAAGATACGATACGCAGTTGGTCGGTTCTCTCACTGTACAGAGTGAAGCAGATGCGACTCTTCGTGACTGGAATGATATTGTAGGCTTTGTCGCTGGACAATCTAATGTTTTAGATACAAAATTAACAAGGTATGCTACAAAATTACACGGTAATATATCTATTCAAGGCGGGGATGAAGGTGCATTACATTCGACACAACTTATAGCTGCGAATGTAGCTGTTCAATCAACCACATCTGTATATCTAACAAGATACGATACACAGTTGATTGGATCTGCGATTATTCAAAGTGGAGTCGATGGTTTATTGCGGGCGATAGTGTATCTGAGAGGGAATATAAGTATTCAATCTACGACGACAGGCACACTTAATGAATGGAACGATATAGTTGGCTCTCTTGCTGGCCAATCTACAGTGTCGGCACAGTTTACAAGATACGAGACTCGGTTAATCGTTGGGGTTACAGAGGCACAATCTACAACTTCTGCGGATCTTAAAGGATTACAGAAAATAGTTGGTTTATCTGAAGGGCAGAGCGGAGTCGACGCAGCTTTACAAGAATGGGATTACATCGCTGGTTCTTTGGTAGGACAATCTGTTGTTTCAAATGCAGAATTAACAAGGTATGATACGCAGTTTGTTGGTAGTCTTGCTGCACAATCTACGGTAGATGCAACTCTCCGCGAATGGAATGACATCGTTGGCTCCTCCGCGGGGCAGTCCACTGTCTCTGCACATCTCATAAGACATGATACGCAGTTAGTCGGTAGTTTTGCTGTACAGAGCGGAGCCGGTGCGGATCTTAAAGTGGCTTCGAGAATAGTTGGGACTATTACTGTACAATCAGGAGCAGATGCAACTCTCTATGAATACAACTATCTTGCAGGAATTATATCTGCTCAATCTAATACTCCGGATACAATACTTTTAAGATACGATACACAGTTGGTTGGGAGTTTTGCTGCAATAGGTGGGACTGATGTTCATCTTACAAGACACGATACGCAGTTAATGAGTGATGTTGGTGCTGTGTCTGGTCTTGCTGGTCATCTTGCTGTTCTTGGGGAATGGAATTTCCTTATTGGGATCGCAGCTATGCAATCATCTATGGTTGGATTACTGAGAAAATATAAATTGTATGAAGGACCATCTATATTGTGGGATCCATTTAATGGTGGTAGTTGGTCTTGGTAATGAAATAAAAATGAACCTAATTTGAAAGGTGGGATTATGAGTGATGCGAATCGCGTTCAATTAGCATACAGGAAGGAAGCCACATTCGGTGTTGCAGGCGAACGAATTTGTTCTGCTCCGATTGATCCTGGGGATAATAATACCGGAGTAGGGACTGTGTCTTTGCCGACAGCGGTAACTACGGCTCCTAAAGAAACCTGGACTTTACTTTGCACAGCCGTTCCAACTGTTTTCTCTGTTACAGGTAGTGTGAGTGGAGCAAAAGAAGATGCGACTGTCGGGACTCCTTATGATAACGATATTGTCGCCTTTACTATCACACAAGGGGATCCTGCGTTTGTGCAAGGTGATAATTTTACATTCACTGTTGAAGGGGACTTCCAAGTTCTAAGACTTACAGGTGAATCGTTGAAGCAAGATACGACGACAGTTACCAGTGAGGAGATTCGTTCAGACCGGCAAATTGCAGATATCATTCGTACAGGTGTCGGAGCCAGTGGAGGTATCGATTTTGAACTCAGCTACGGGACCTTCGATGATTTTCTTCAAGCGGTTTTGTTCTCGAGTGGTTGGTCAACGGAAGTGAATCTTCCTGCTGCTCCCTCTGCTCTATCTGATCCAGATCCTGCGAATACTGGTCAAGGGACTATGACTGAGATTATCGTAGACAACGATGCTCCTGTAGAAACGTGGACAGTGACTTGTACTTCTACCGAAGGTCCTCCAGCAGTTTTCTCAGTTGTAGGTTCTGTGAGCGGAGCGAAAGCTAATGCAACTGCAGAAGTTGCTTATGACAATGGTCTCGTTGCTTTTGTCATAAATGCGTCTGGAGAAGCTTTTGTAGAGGGTGATAATTTTGAATTCGGCGTTACAAGAGGTAATACGATTAGTGCTTTGGCTGATGATAATTCTTTTAATGAATTATTGACTCCGGTATTGATAGTGAACGCAGGGAATGGAGAAGCCGGGGATATCACCGCTATCGAATCTCCAGGTGCGACTCCTCCTGCCTCTGTTCCATCAGAAACTTGGACAGTAATATGCACAGTAAAAGATACAACTTTTTCTGTTGTGGGGAGTGTAACTGGGATAGTTACTGGAAAAGAGACTGCAACTCAAGGTGTCGCTTACGACAATGGTTATATCGCATTTACTATTGGTGGTGAAGCTGATGACTGGGAAGTTGGGGATGAATTTGTTATCACCAATAATTTCAGTGGTTTAGCAGCGAATCAATGGATTCGAGTCGCCGGATTTTCAGACGAGTATGTAGCGAATAACGGATGGTTTAAGATTATATCTAAGACTTCATTGCAAGTTGTTGTTTCACACGGAGCTTTAGTAACTGCAAGTGCAGGTACAGATATTACTATGCAGATGGGAGCACAGATTGTAAATGGCGAGATCGCTGTCCCCAGTTGGAATATTGAAAGAGAGTATAAAGATCTAAATAATGTCTTTTCTCTTTTTACAGGGATGTGTCTTAGTGAAATGAGTCTTACTATTCCAGCTGATGGTCGTATTACCGGAAGTTTTACTACGTTAGGAGCAAGAGAAGTGTCTAATGACGCGTCTGTTGGAACTGGTAAGACCGCCGCAGGAACTACGAGTATCATGACAGGAGCGAATCATGTCGATGATGTTTTTGAAGACGGATTGGAATCTGGTATTCTAAGTTTCGCTTTGTCAATTAACAACAATCTACGAACACGACTCCAAGTAGGGACACTCGGTGCTGTCAGTGTAGGATCTGGAACTATCGCAATTTCCGGTTCCTTAGAACTTTATCTTTCGAATAAGACGCTCTTTGATAAATACCTGAATCAAGACGCTTCTTCGTTATCTATTGGTGTGACAGATGGTGCTGGGAACGGATATATAATTGATATCCCTCAGTTAAAAATTACCGATGGCTCAAGACCGGCTGGAGGTCTGAATACTGATGTTGTAGGAGCTTTTGATTGGCAAGCATACATGGATCCCGATGAGGCGATTAGTATTCGTATAGCTCGATTTCCAGTGATTTAAGATATAAGAGCTAAATAGTTTTGATTTAGCCTATAACACCGACTCGCTCCCGCAGAGGCTCTGAGCGATCGCTGGGGAAGCCGATATCAGGCTGTAATGGCTCAATAGCAACAAAGTAGAGTAAATTAAACTTTTTATGGAGGTTGAACATGGCAAATATAGAGAGCATTAAAACGGACTTGCAAAAAGAAACTGAAGGAGTGTGGGTTAATTTCGAGGTAGGTATTAGATTGAAAATTGCAAGAGCAAGGAATGCTGCCTATCGCGAATCAATGAGAAAGATAATGGAACCTCATCGAAAAACTATTCGAGAAGGCGGGATGGATATTGAGGATCTTGAAGATTTGTTAAGGCAAGTTCGAGCTGAAACTATTCTGCTTGATTGGGAGAATATCGAAGATAAGAACGGGAATCCGATTACGTATTCTTCGAAGCAAGCATTAGAGTTCTTTAACGATCCTGAATTACGAGATTTCTATACTTTCGTAATTACACAATCTGAGAATATGGAGAATTTCAAAAAGGAATTGGTAGAGGATTCGGAAAAAAACTAATTGAATTCCTCCAATGGCAATTAGAGTGGGGTCAATATCAAAGTAAGTTAGACGCTGTTGGAGTGAAGAAAACTCCGCCTATTTTGTATGAAGATTTAATAATAGTCTGGGAAGGTTTCTCAGCTTTAAGTTCTTCAAGAGTAGGCTTACAGGCGGTACAGTTTTCAGAAATTGAAGCATGGCTAAATCTCAGTGGGATTTTTGATTTAGATTATCGTCAAGAAATCGCACATCTTATTCGTGTTTTAGATGGTGAATATTTAGACTTTCTAAGGAAACGAAATGCCAACTCTTGATGTCGCGATCAATGCACTCCGAGCAAAACACGGAGCACAGCAATTTGATGACGCTGCGAAGAAAATACAACGCGGTGCGAGGGGTATAGATAAAGATGTGATCCGCACTCAAAAAGGATTAGGAGGTCTTGCGAGTCAATTCAAAACTGTAGCGGTTGCTGCTGGCGGGATGATGATGCTTTATAAAGTAGGGGGTCTCTTAAAATCTTCTGTCCAAGAAATGGCAAAATATGAATTGGAGTTAGCTAACATTTCTACAATGTTAGATGAGACTTCGATGAAATATATGCCAAGATATAAAGCAGAACTCGGAAAATTAGCTGTTGAATACGGAGAAGCAACAACTACACTTTCTAAGGGATTGTACGATATTTTGTCTGCGAGTGTAGATGCTGCAGAAGCTTTGGATGTGCTGGATGTAGCGGCGAGGGCGGCGAAAGCAGGGATTACAGATACAGGAAAAGCAGCCGATATTTTAACTACGATCATCAATGCTTATGGGATGTCAGCAGATCAAGCTGAAGAGATATCTGATATCTTATTTGCTACTGTAAAACGTGGAAAAACTACGTTTGATGAATTAGCATCTTCAATGGGTATGGTAGTTTCTTTATCTGCGACGGCTGGTTTAAGCATACAAGAAGTTTCTGCTGCTTTAGCTACAATGACGAGAGCAGGCATTAGTACGGATATGGCGATGACTTCTTTGAGAGGGATTTTAACCACATTCTTAAGCCCTACAAAACAAAATATCGTTGCTGCAAAAGAATTGGGTTTAGAATTAAATGCTAACACTCTTCGTACAATAGGTTTAACTGGAGCAGTTAAAAAATTAAATGGAGCTTCGGCAGAACAAATATCTGCGGTCTTTTCTAATGTTAGAGCTTTGACGGGTCTTGCCGCTTTATTGCAAGGAACTGAAGGACACATGATAGATTTAGGAGCTGCTACTGACTCAACAGGAAAAACATTAGAAGCTTTTGGAAAAGTTTCTGACACAGTTTCTTTCAAACTTGCACAATTCCGAGAAGAATGGAAGGCTACAAAACGTGTCTTTGGTGAAGAGTTAAAACCTTCGCTTACTCCAGCTTTATGGGTTTTGAGAAAAGTAATGGAGGATCTTGCTTTAGGTGTATCCGATATCGGTCCAGCTATTAAATCAGTATCTGCTCCTTTTGTTGATTTTGCTGGCGATGTCCTTCTGCTTACAGGGAGAGTAGCAGGTTTGAATCCAGAATGGAGGGAATTGTCTGATAATTTAGTAGATGCTGGTGAGGCTACTAATTATTTAGCGGAGAAGCTTTTAGGTTTAGATTGGAATCTTAAGACTGTAACAACTTCGGTGCAAGATTCTACGACAGAGTGGGAAGATTTCACCCAACAGATGTTTAATGCCGGAGCATCTATGGAGATGTTGGAGAAGCTCGGCGTAAGTGCTGAGAAAAGATTAGCTATGACTACTGCTAATTCTCTCCGGCAGATGGAAAAGAAGGGTAAGATCACTGATGAGACTACACTGAAGTTTATAGAGAATGCGAAGAAAGAGGCGAAAGCAGCGGAAGACAGATTTGCAGTATTGATTAAAGAGGTACGGCTTGAACAAGAAGTCGCACATCTTACCGGAGAAGAACGAGAACGTGCTATAAAGTTGCAAGAGCTCGAAGTGGCGACTAAAGTTCTCGGTACTGCGGCTTCTGGAAAATTGAGAGACGCATATATTAAAGAGCTCGATGTTTTGCAGGAGATTGAAGAGACAAAGAAAAGAGCAGGGAAGATAGCCGAAGCAACTGAGCAGACTCAACAATTACTCCGAGAGGTGCAACTTGAGCAAGAGGTATTATATCTTACTAATGAAGAGCGAGAACGGGCTATAAAATTACAAGAGCTTGAAACTGCTGCTAAGATTCTTGGTGCTGACGCCTCTGAAAAATTGAAAACGGAGTATATTGCGGAGCTTAAGAAACTACAAGATATGAAAGAAATGAAAGTTCTTGTAGATAAAGTTAGAACAGGTGTCGGTGACTTGGTAAGAGCTCCGTTGACTGCTCTTATGGATGAGACTCGAGATATGGGTGATGTTCTTGAGGATGTTTTGCGGGATATAGGAATGAGTGTTCTCGAAACATTGTATCAGGAGACAATAACAAAGCCGTTAGAAGACTTATTGATGAAATCAATATCGAAGATGACTGCTCCAATAGCAGATGCACTTTCTAATTTACTTGGTGGTATTGCAGGTGGTCTAATGACAGGTATAGGTTCGATGATTGGAGGAGCTTTTTTTGCTGAGAAAGGTTTGGTTGTGAATAACGGAAGAGTCACAACTTTTGACAGAGGTGGTCTTATAAATAAGCCTACTATATTTCCAATGGCGAATGGAATGGGCCTTATGGGTGAGAAGGGGACAGAGGCTGTTATGCCGTTATCGAGAGATGAAAGTGGACGCCTCGGTGTTCGTGCTGAGATGCCTCAGACTGGGACTTCTCTTAAAATTGTGAACGTTCTTGATGAATCAGTTTTTGAGGATTATTTATCGACAGGAGCTGGCGAAAAAGCTGTTGTGAATATCATGAGACGAAATAGAGACGAGATTAAAGAGGTTACTTTCTAATGGCCTATGAAACAGGAATAATATCTTCAAACGGTTACATCGGCGTTCTTGAAGCTCTGAGAGATTTTGTTACAAAAGCTAATTCTATTTCTTCAGTTACTGATCCAGATCCTGCGAATACTGGTCAAGGGACTGTAACTGATATATCTGCAGAAGATACAGCTCCTTCAGAAACTTGGACACTGACTTGCACAGTTGGTGGAGCGACGGGAACTTTCTCAGTTGTAGGTTCTGTAAGTGGAGCTCAAGCTGATGCGACTGTTGGGACTCCTTATGATAATGATATTGTCGCCTTTACTATAAACGACGGCGATCCTGATTTTATAATTGGGGATGATTTCGAATTCACAGTGACCGAAGTGATGGGGACGGAAAAATGGACTGTGAAAAGAGATGAAGACGCAGATGATGATAAAGAATTGATTTTAATGGCTCCAGGAAGTGAGGGTAGTGTTGAAGATGAATATTATGTAGGTATAAAAACCTTTCATGGTGATTACGAGGGTGATCCTTACTATAATTGGCAGTTGAATGGATTCACAGGTTATAACGCAGTACAGACTTTCTACGAACAACCAGGATCAATATCTACAAGTTGGATGGATCTTCCGTTGGTTTTACTTGAAATAGGAGCCTGTGAATATTGGTTTGTAGCCAATGGTCGTAGAATAATTGGATGTATAAAAGTAGGAACGATTTATGCTCCATTTTATTTAGGACTTCTTCTTCCGTATGGTACTCCCAATACTCTTCCTTATCCGTTGGTTATAGGAGGCTCAGCGGTTTATTATAGCGATGATAGATTAAGTTCTTCTTGTACTTATTATAATCATAGAGGTTTTATTGATCCTTATGCTCTCAATAATGAGTATGATTGTCGCAGTTCGTTAAAATTTCTCAACGGTGTATGGATTTCGTTCGGTAATCAACGCGGAAATGATAATCGAAGTCATCAATCTAATGTCGTGAAAATAAATAATGTTTGGCCGGGAGTGTATTCAATATATAGTAGTAGTCCTTATTGGCCGAATGAATTAAAATGGTCTTGTGAAAGAAATATAGATGGGACTTATCCTTTGTTTCCTCTTATTTTAATGGCTTCACAACCACATAAAAATATCTTTGGAGAATTAGATGGAGTTTTTACAGTTTGGGGTGATAGAGTTATTACTGAAGATGATATAATTTTTGAAGGTAAAACTTATAAAGTGTTTCAAAATTGTTTTCGCACTTATCCTCATAATTTTTGGGCGATGCGATTGGAGTAACTGATGGATTATCAAAGTGGTGTTTATACATCTGCACATAATTTGTTAGGAATAATTAAGTCTTCCTTAGAGGCTGATGGATGGACAATAAATAGCTGGACATCGGATGAATCTGGTTATGAAAGTTGGAGCGGTTTAGATTATGCTGGAGCGATGCGTCTTCATGTTAAGAAGCAAGCTGGTGATGGAACTTGGATGTACTTTAATCTCAAATCAGTAAGTCGAGGGGTGATTTTTGGGGATTATTACGATAATGAGACTATGCAGAATGATCGTTATTATTCTGAGATTAGAGGTATAGGGATAAATGGTTCTACGGGTTATGACGGGGGAGAAAAATGGGACGAACAACCGGGATACCCTGTATCTAAGGGAACTTCTAAAAGTACAGGAGCGTGTGTGACAGAGCTCCCTGTAGATTCAGGTCTTTCATATCATATCTTTCACTACACAGATCTTTGTGTCGTTGTAGTGGAAATCGCTGCTAATCGTTATATGTATTTAGCTTTCGGACTTCTAACAAAATCAGGAGCTTATACTGGAGGCCAATTTTATTCTGGTTCGTTAGAAGTGTATCGTGCGAGTTATAATTATTGGTATGCGTGGAGTAGCGGAGTTCGTAGAGAAGAATGGCGAAGTGCGTTTTTAGGAAATGCAGTTGCGTCTTTTGCGGCAGGGTACGCTGTTAATAGATCAACATTAGCAGTTTATTTAGAAGTAGATGGTTCTAATGCGTGGCGACATAATGCGAAAGAAGGGAATGATGACACTTCGACGATAGCTAATCTTCAAACTGGAGTTCAAGTTCCTTATTCTCGTACCGATGACGAGGATAATTATCCGCGTTATGCTATAAATTTCAATGAATTTATTTACGATAGAAGTCCTAATCATTTCAACGGTGCATCTATCTTAGCTCCTGTCTATATACTTGTTAGACGAGCAACAAAAAGATACACTTATTTAGGACTACCAGAAGGGATAAGAGTTATAAATAGATCACCTTATAATTCTGAAGATGAATTTTCTATAGGGGACGATACGTGGAAGGTTTTTCCAGCATTCGATATAGCAGATGAAAGAGGGGATGATATTATAAATTTCAGCCCTCATATTGGGTTTGCATTTTTGAAGGCGACGTCGTAGAACTGTGTGGTTCTACAATTCAATAAATCGATTTGTTGAAAGGGTTATATCATGGGAAGTTTCGGTAACTATTTAGAGGACAAGTTGTTGGATCATGTAGTCGGGAAGACATCGTTTACGATGCCAACTTGTTATGTGGGTTTGTCCACAGCGGATCCGACAGATGATGCCAGTGGGAATGCAGAACCGGCAGACGGGTATGCCAGAGTTGCGACGGATGGAGATGATTGGAATGCTTCGTCTGGTGGTAGTATCAGTAATGCGGAGGATATTACGTTCCCTGAGGCTTCCGGCGACTGGGGGACGATAACGCACTTCGCGTTGTGGGATGCTGCGACTGTCGGAAACATGTTGGCTCACGGTGCTCTTGCATCCTCGAAGCACATTGAGTCTGGTGAAATTGCTAAGTTCGCGGGTGGAACTCCTGGCGATCTGGTTCTGACGCTCGACTGAGAATTCCTCGCTTCTGTTGTAAAGCAAAACAAGCAGAGCCTGGATTCTTCCAGGCTTTGCTTTACGCAATAATTCATATTATTTCGAGGAAAGAAAAATGTCTAATGTCTATCCTGCAACTGGTTTAATCGGCGGTGCATCGGGTGATCTCGATAATATAGATGGAGCTGATTTAGCAGATCAAGACGGTGCAATAGTCATAACTGAATCTGCTGTTTATACTTATCATTTAGACGATGATTCTGCCGCAGGGGAAGATTCTCCGCAGATTATTGCACCAGATGATAATCCTGGTGACAAGAGATGGCTTCTGAAGAACGGTGTTTTCGCTGATGTTATATCGTATGGAGATGTTTCATTGGTAGATGGTAGCACCGTCGGTGTGGTTGATGGTCCACTAATAACTTTCGATGGCGATAACGATTATCTTGAAATTTCAGGGTGTTATGTCGGTTTAGGAACAGCCGTTCCAGGTCAAATTATTGATGCAAGAAGTGTTTCGAGCGTCATAGGGGATGCACGATTTAATGTGCTCCTTTTTGATGATACAGCGATGGATGCTGGAGTTGGAGCGGGTATAGTTTTTGGTGGCCAATATCAGACTGGTGGAGCTCAAACAACATTTGCTGGTATCTGGGGTGAAAAAGAGAATGCGGATACTGATGATTTTGCAGGTCAATTACATTTAGGAACAAGAGTCGCTGCAGGAACTATTTCAAGCGATCTTATTATCGACAGTCTTGGTAGAATAGGTGTCGGTACGATTCTTCCAAACGATATTATACATGTTAGTCATGCGACGGATGCTGTTATTACGATTCAAAGATACAACAACGCTGAGGGTGGTGTTGCTGGAATGAAGTTTAAGATTACGCAAAATGAAGATGATGATTATTATTATGCTGGAATTTTAACAAGAAGAAATGCAGCTTCTTCTCTTGATTTATTTTTTCCTACGCAGTCGACCGAGGGTGAGTTAACGTACGATCTTTCTAAATTCACAATTTTGAACGGAGGTAATGTCGGTGTTAATACCTTAACACCAGATGCCAAATTTCAAGTTGTAGGTAACTGCAAGTTTGGGGAAGACACTACTAATCATCTTAGTCTTGCTACTAATGGTGAGATAAGACTATATGGTACAGCGAGAGTGAATAGACATCTTAGGATAGGAGCAGTTTCATTTTTTAAGCTGAGCGATCCTCCTGAAGAAGATGTTGTTGGAGTAGTTCCTGTCCTTAGATTTTCAGATGCTACTGTGGAACAAGTGTTCTACAGTGGCGTGATTCCATTTAGATTAGTCTCTGGAACCACTATTAACGTGGAAATAGATTGGTGTTACGGTATCGCACCCGATTCTACGGATCCTGATGCGGGTCAAGTCGCTTGGAAGATAGATTTTCTTAATCTTGCAACAGGTGAAGTAGTCGCTACGGCTGCGACTACAATTGAGGGATTATCTGCGGCTTCTCAAGATCCAGCAAAACGTATCACAACGGTATTTACAACGGGGATTACAGGAGCTGTGGCGAAGGATGTTTTAGGTATTAGATTGTATAGAGATACAACTGATGAAGACGATGATTTAGCTGTAGATGCTTGTTTCATTCAACTTTACTTGTATTTCATCATGGATAAGTTGGGTGAGCCTACAACATAACAAGAATAGAAACGCACACACTATAATAAGTTAGGAGTAAAAAATGAATATTGATTTCACTCAAAAGTTGTATAAGTTTAATGGTGAACCGCTTCTTGAGGTAAGGATAGACGAGTGTGGAAAGGCTGAGATAGGAGGGGATTTGATTCTTCGCACCGTTACTGTTACAGCTTTAACAGACAGCTATCAAGATGAGAAAGATCTGTCAGCGGTAGATAAAATTAAGAGAGGGGAATTAGCATCGAAAGTTTTCAATTCAGATTCTAACGGTGTAGATTTGAGCACAGATGAAATTGCTCTGATTAAGAAATTGGTTGGGAAACGATTTAAGACGTTGATTGTTTGGCAGACGGATCCACTCTTCGAAGGGAAAGAACCGAAGCTCGGTCCTAAACTAAACTGTGAACAAAAAGTTTAATTCTCATCTCGGCGTTAAACAATAGGTGTCAGTGATATCGTGACATTTTGGCGTGATAGAGACGTTCACTGGAAGGACGCTGACGATATTTGGATTCCGCATTACGCGGATATCACAGGAATTGTAGAGGGACAGTCCGTTGCGTCTGCAACTCTTACAAGACACGATACTCAGTTAGTTGGTTCCTCCGCTGGACAGAGTGGGGCTGATGCAACTCTTCGAGAATGGAATGACATAGTCGGCTCCTCCGCAGGACAGTCCGCTGCGTCTGCACATCTTACAAGACACGATACTCAATTAGTTGGTTCCTCCGCTGGACAGTCTGATGCTGATGCAACTCTCCACGAATGGAACGATATAAGTGGCTCTATTGCTGCTCAGTCTGGTGCTGATGCAACTCTCCGTGAATGGAACGACATTGTAGGTTCCTCCGCTGGACAGTCCGCTGCGTCTGCAACTCTCACAAGACACGATACTCAGTTGGTTGGTTCCTCCGCTGGACAGTCTGGTGTAGATGCAACTCTAAAAGAACGAAATGAAATTGCAGGTTCCTTCGCTGGACAGTCCGCTGCGTCTGCAACTCTTACAAGACACGATACTCAATTAGTTGGTTCCTCTACTGGACAGTCTGGTGTAGATGCAACTCTCCGTGAATGGAACGATATAAGTGGCTCTATTGCTGTTCAGTCCGCTGCGTCTACACATCTTACAAGACACGATACTCAGTTAATCGGTTCCTCCGCTGGACAGTCTGGTGTTGATGCAACTCTCCAAGAATGGAGTGAAATTGCAGGTTCTATCGTTGCTCAGTCTGGTGCTGATGCAACTCTCCGTGAATGGAACGACATTGCAGGTTCCTCCGCCGGACAGTCCGCTGTTTCTGCAACTCTTACAAGACACGATACTCAGTTAGTTGGTTCCTCTACTGGACAGTCTGGTGTAGATGCAACTCTCCGTGAATGGAACGATATAAGTGGTTCCTCCACTGGACAGTCCGCTGTGTCTGCACGTCTCACAAGACACAATACTCAGTTAGTCGGCTCCTCCGCTGGACAGTCTGCTGCATCTGCACATCTCACAAGATACGATACGCGATTAGTTGGCTCCTCCACTGGACAGTCTGGTGCTGATGCAACTCTCCGTGAATGGAATGACATAGTCGGCTCCTCTGCTGGACAGTCCGCTGCGTCTGCACATCTTACAAGACATGACACTCAATTAGTTGGTTC